TGTAATAGGTTTAGATCATGGTAAAGTTCTTTCATTAGAGATAATCACAGCAGATACAGTAAACTCTGTACCTACACCTATCTTTATGTCTACTGAAATGAGAACATTTGATCAGATTAAAAGATTTTTTCAATTAAGTAAATTATCTAAAAATGAAGATGATATACTTAATTACTATAAACTTTATGATGTTACTTATGTTGAGTTCTTGAAGAAAAAGATCAACGGTAGTTACATTTTATCTGAAGATTTTAAGGATAGACTTAAAGTTTTTGATTTAGGAAAGTATGATATGCAGTCACTACAAATGACTGATGATACAATGTATTTTACTAATTCTAAAGAAGAACAAATTGAATTAACTACTCTTTCTAAAGGTGAACAAAGTATTGTTAATATGTTTTTAGGAGGCGGCGGAGATTAATGGGAGATAACCTACATATGACAGCGGAAGATCATCTTCTACAGCAACATGAAGAGTATATCTCTCAAATACTAGAATCTGGTCAACCATTATGGTTGTTAAATCTATACTCATTAGAACCAGAAGAAAGAGAAGGATTAAGACTAGGTTATATGGTCTTTGATCCTGAAGTGGAAGACGGGAATAATTTAAATGAGCAGTGGGATGGAAACACAATATAACTTCTTTCCTTTTAATTTAACTGAAGCTCGTGACGGCACACCAGTTAAAAAATGGGTTTATAAAAACAAATGTGTAGTTGAAAATACAATTGGAGGATTTAGAACATTCCTTTGTGGATATGTTGTATTTCCTAAAAAAGAAATACCAGCACCTTGGTGGGGGAATTATAATGCTGGTGGATTACAGCAATTAGCTATTCATGGTGGTCTAACTTTTTGTGAAATTTATGAAGCAAAAGATCAAGAAAAATACCAAAAAGAATATGAGGTTGTTAGAGATGCTTTATCTAAAGCAAATCCTTTAGATGCTAAACTTCAGGATTTTCTTAAATTAAGACAACAGTTCCAAGACAATTTATGCTTAACTGATGATGGTTATGTAGTATTTGGGTTTGATTGTGGTCATTTTAATGATGACACAAATCCAGATTTAAAAGATCCTAATCATGTCATGATGCTTGTGGAACAAATGGAAGAACAGCTAGTTGAATTTGCTAAAGTTTATTATGAATATCTTGGTAGTAGTCAAGCAGAAAGAACTCAGATCATAGAAAAAGTAATTGCAGAAGCACCACTTAGAACTGAAATGGGTATAGGTAGAATGCTTGAAATACTAGCTGAAAGACTTAAGTCAAAAGAACCTTAATAAAATTGTTAAATACTATAGGGAATACAGTACCTATGTAAATTACCTGTATCTACACTGGAACATGAGGGTCATCCTCACTTAGTACCTGAACTAACAGATATTTATGTGACACAGAAACAATTGTAGTATTTAACAACACCATTATCAAAATATAGAGGTACAGTACCTAAATTGACACCGGCAATGCGCCTAGTTCATTTTTAGACACAGAAACGACATATATTTTGATATTACCATTAATGAATATAGGCAGGTCAGCTTTAGAAGCCAGTTAGCCATGCGGCCTAATGTGTGATACATTCGCGGTGCTCACATGGACACTAAGCATGCCGGGTATAGTATATTCAAGTATTATACCGACTTAGAGGAACACCTGATTGGGTGCTAAGATCTGAAACAACTCCTTTAAGACTAGGGGTTAGTAATAGCACCTAGTCTTATTTTTACTATCTTTACCAACTTTAACCAATCACATGAAAAAGTTACTTAAAAAGGTTGTTAGATGTCTACCTACATTAAAAGACTTCAAGTATATTCCAACAAAACATTAAATCTCATTACAGATGAAAAAATTATTAATTAAATGGTTCGCTCTTGTACCACCAGCGCCTGTCTATAACTTCAATGTTACAGAAGGTACCAAATGTCATGTAATTGAAGTAGATAAACAATCAACTTCAATTGTAGAAGGTCTAGGTATTACACCTGAAAGAGAAAAAGAATTAGCTGATATGGCTATTGAGACATATAAAAATACAAAGAATCTCGTTGAATGTATAGCTGCTGTTTCCAAAAACACTAAACATGCCAATGAATTATTTTTTGTATCTTATGTATTAAGTGGCTTTCATCAACAAATGCAAAGTCCTGGTGCTATGATAGCTAAAATGATTGAAAAATCTCTCCGCGAAAGAAGAGGCGGAGAAGAGTAAAAATACTCTGGGAGTCTAAAGGTGGATCAGTTCTCCCTGACTCTGGTCTACTCTTCCAGATCCTATTAAAAAGCAGATTGTAATGATCTGCTTTTTGTATTAATACCCGTTACATTATGAAAAAAACAATTCTATTTCTTATTTGCTTCATAGCAACAGTAATAGTAAACCAGATCTACTTTGAATACTGCGTAAGTAGACCATGTGCTGAATGGATAACAGTAATACTAGGATTAGTATTAGTTGTGTATGACATTGCCATGTTTGTTCTAGCGGTAAAAACCTTAAAAACAATCCTTAAATTATGATTTCAAGTTTTATTGTCCTTATTGGATTTCTAGTAGCAGTGTCAATGTTGACAGCTCTCTTCAGTTAGTTGAAACTGATAAATCTCTCAAGTTCTTTAGTATTGATCTTGAAGTAGACAAGGAGTATGTGATTAAATTCACATCTAAAACCAATGAAACTAAGTACTTATATGTAAGTGCAGAAGAATACGGTGGTTTTGGAATTGATGTAGATTTTAATAGGACTGGATCTGCCAGATTAACCTATAATAATTATCGTCAAGAATATCAGGTGGTGAGGATAAACTCAACAAGCAATCTCTACGCAAATAATGAATAATTAACAAATAAAGCCTAGGGGAGTAGTCCTCTAGGCTTTCTTTAAATGTACTAAAATAATAAAATATTCGGATTATCCTAGGAATTTCTTACATTTGTTGTAAATGATATTAACTGATCAGCAATATAACACTATTGAACAAGACCTAAAATTAGGTATTTTAAATTTTACTGATATTGCTAAAAAATTAAATATATCAAGACCGACAGTAAGAGCTCATGCTAAAAGAATTGGTTTACATACAGGTAATAAAATAAGACTAAAATCTTATACCTTAAACGTAAATTATTTTGATAATATTGATACTCAAGAAAAAGCATATATTTTAGGACTTCTATATGCTGATGGTTGTAATACCAGAAGAGGTTTACAAATTGCATTAGTTGAAGAAGATAAAGAAGTTATTGAATTTGTTAAAGTACAATTAGGAGCTTCAAATAATTTAAAATTTATACCTGCAGCAAAACCTACTTGGAAAAATAAATGGGAACTTAGTATTAGTTCTATTGAATTAAGTAAAAATTTAAGTAAAGTAGGTTGTATACCTGCTAAATCATCAATATTAAAGTTTCCTGATTTTATAAACTCTAACTTAATTCATCATTTTGTAAGAGGTTATTTTGATGGTGATGGTTCAATATGGTTACATAAAGGAGGTTGGCATTCTTCATTTACATCAGCAAGTGAAGATTTCATATTATCTCTTCAAGATCTTTTAACAAAACAAGGTATTTATACTAAGCTTTATAAAACAGGAGTTAAAAAAACTTGTTTTCAAATTTTACTTGGAAGAAAATATGAAATAGAAAAACTTATGCTTTATTTATTTAATGGATCTACATTTTCTATGAAAAGAAAACGTCTTAAAATGGAAATGTTTTTAACTAATTGTAAATCAAGTAAATAATGCTTTATTCTCTACCTTCAGGAAAAGTTATTCAGATTACTATAGAACAGTATCTGGAAATGACTGACGAGGATGTGCAATATCTTATGAGTATTGATTATGGTGAGACAGTTATCTCACCTTTTTTTGGATCAGTAATAACTCAGAAAAAACAAAAACAAGCTTCAGAAGATCATGAATATGATAAGTCAATAGACTTTGTATCAGATGATGAAGATAAAAGTCATGGTGACAACTTCTTTATAGAAGAAGTAAGTCTGGATGATATTCCAGATATACCTGATGAATCAACCTTAGATTAACATAACAGTTGTAAGTATACAATCTGTATCTTAATAGTGTACTAGACAGGACGAGCTCCCTGTCTTTTTGCATTTTAAATAGTGAGCTTTATCAATTAATTAAAATCAATTTTATGAACAATTCAAAAGTTAAAGTATCTGGTGATAAACTCACTGGAGCAGTAGTAATGCCAACAGGTAATCCACTTTTTGGTACTATCCGTGTAGAACAAACCCGCACTATCTTTGATGATAATGGCTTTGCTACACAAGCAACAGTAAGTGCATTAATCCAAGGAAAAATGGATGTGCTTAACTCCTTCAAATGGAAAAAAGGTCAAGAAATTGACGGGAAAATTGTTATCCGTGAATCTCTGACTCCTTTTAACACTAAAGATCCAGACAAAGATCTTAAAGTGGCTGGAAAAACAGCTGTTGTGTGTACCTTCGGTGGTAACCCAATTTATCGTAAAACTTTCTACACAGGATCTGAGAAAGCTGAAGATGAGTTGTTAGCACATGATAACAGTGAAGAGATCAAAGCAGCAAATGCTAAACTTAAAGAAGAAACTTCTGCTAATCCAGGAGCTATCAATTTAGGTGATATCTAAAAATGAAATCTGTATAAATAAAAGCAGGATCCCTCACGGGGTTCTGCTTTTTTTATAATTAACTCCGTAATTAAAACCCCATCATAATATGTCAAGAGAACATCTCTACGTAGGAAAATTCAGTGAAAAACAAGTTAGTGGTAATAACTACTATGGTAAAAAATATGGTAAAAATGAACACGACTCATTAAACAGTTACCAGACCTTCTTATATAATAGAGCCTTGTTTGGTCTTGATGTATATTCAGAAGAAGAAATAAAAAATATGCGTTGGGATAAAAAACAACGTGTCTTGAAAGTGCACAAAAGAGCACAAACAGTATTAAATGTATGGAAACAAGAAATCGTTAATGGTCTTACAACACAGCTATTAATGAAACTTTTTCCAAAAAGTAATATTACTGAGTTCTTCTTGAACACAGCACAAGAGACTGATGCTTCTTATATTAATAAGATGACATTCAAGTCACTGAACATTAAAAAATCACAGATAATCAGTAAATTGGTATCTGAAAAGATTTTACCTATTAATTTTTATGAATTAACAAACCAAGAATTATGCAAATAGAATTTTTAGTGAATGATGGAGTAGCATTACTACTCAGTCCGGAAAATCCTATGGAAGAGGAATTACTTAAACAAATGCTCAAACAAGACAATGACATTAGTGAAGTACGTTCCACTGTAGTAGTACTTAATAAAACCTTCAAAAATGGAGTGTTTATTGCCAAAAAATCACTCAATCTTAATGGTAATGCTTTACCTAAAGATGAGGAATAATATTCTGTGATGGGATCTTGAGAGCCTGCTAAAGTAATTAGAACTGGAGTGCTCCAGGTATACCAACTTGTTATGAGGTGGGCCTCAAGTTTTTTAAACTATCTATGAAAATTAAGAAAAAAATCTGTAGTTGTTGTGGTAAGGAATCCGTCATCTGGAAAAATGATGATGGCAACAAATACTGCAAACCTTGTTGGATGAGTAAATCTTCTACAACAAAACCTGTTGAGCCTAGACAAAAGTTAGCACAAAGATCAGATAAGAGAATTGAACAAGATAAGATCTACTCTGAGAAACGTAAAAACTTCTTAGAAGAACATCCTATGTGTCAAATTCACATATCTGGTATTTGTACAACTTACTCAACAGATGTGCACCATACTTATGCCGGTGCCAATAGAAATGAATTTTATTTAGATGAATTAACCTGGAAGGCTACATGTAGAATGTGCCATGGTTGGGTTCATGCTAATCCTAAACAATCAAGAGAAATGGACCTCTTAAAGTGACCATAAAATTCTTAATATAATATGAAAAAGCAACCTAAAAATGAAGTAGCATTGACTACAGCTAATGTAAGCAATAATATAAACCTTAATCTTAATCAGAATGATCTGATAGAGATGGCTATACAGGAAAAATTATCTTTATTAGAAGATCATATTGCTACCTTAGAAACAGAAATAAAAGATGGATTGGTACGCCAGGATTTAATTAGAAAAAATCTTTTACATACCATCATAAAGACTACTATTTTAAAAAAAGATAAAAAGTATCAATCTTTTCTTAGTAAAGTTAAATTATTAAAAATGGATATAAAAGAATCAGACTTATATGTTCAGTCTGGTAATAAATATGAATGTACTTATGAATATAAGACATTTGAGTCTGGAAGAGCTGAACAGTATAAAAACCCTTTTAGTTATATTGATTATGCTCGTAGAACTAATACGGGTTATTACGACTCTATCTCTTCTATCAAAATAAGTTGTATGGCGGTAGATGAAAAAAGTAATCTGAAATTAGATTATCAGGTACCTACAATTACTTTATCTAAAGCTGTATGTGATAATTATTTCACTAAACTTAAATCCAATACAGACATAATTGTTAAGTTACAAAATGAGCTTGCTAATTTAAAAGAAGAACATTTTAGTTACCTATACAGTGAGAAAAAGATTAAATCTCAGATTATCAAAAAAAGTTTATCTAAATCTCCGGAAGGAAAAGCTATATTACAAATGTTAGCTGAGGCTAGTAATATTAAATTTTTGAAATAATTCAATATACCTAGAGACTAATTTATTATTGGTCTCTAGGTTTAATTAAATAAATACTTATGACAAAATTAGAAGCAACAGCAAAATTAAAATCTATTGATTTACAAGTAAAAGTAGGAAGTAGAATAGCTATTTTCGCGTGGATATTCTGGGTATTGGAAACAATACTTTTCACAGTATTATACGGATGGCATACTGAAGCAATTAATACTGTAGAACGGGTTTGTGATAACCTGTTTATTATTAGCCTATTTATAGGTATTGGTATTATATTCTCAGCTAATAGTCAGATGACTAAATTTATGCAGAGAGTTCTTAGTGAAGATTTAAATTCAAAATAATGAACATACCTGATAACTATATCAAATTAAAAATACCCGGAGAAAAATTCTGGGCTGAGTCTATTTCCCCAAATTCAGCTATCATTAAGAACATCCTGGTTAATCCGGAATATGGTTTAAATGATGTAGTTGCACATGATGGGGAAAATGTTACTTGTGTTTTAGTAAAGAAAACTGAAACAGTAAAACTTACATACAGTATAAATGCCCCTATTAATGTAGAAGACATTAAAACTAAAGTGCAAAAAATCTGTAAATATTTTGAAGAAAAGTACAATTTTGAAACTGAACCTGCTATTTTAGGATTAATATTATTAGCAATACCGGTTGGTATTACTAAAGATGCAGTATTATCAGCAGTAGAAAATTGTCCGGAATCAGTATTAGTTGATTTTCAAGATCAAGATGATGATGAAGATGATGACCCATGGATGTAAGACATTTATATAACAGAGGTTGGTCTTATCCCCCATTTATAGTTTCTAAAAATTGGGTAGGTAGATCCTTTTTTAAATCAAGATCTGTTGAAACATGGATTGAAACAATGTTAGAAAATCCTCAATTAAGGTTATCTACATTACCTCAGATTCTTGATAGATGGAAAAGTAAAAAACTCATTATTCAAGAGGAATGTGATGCTCTTAAAAAAATGTTTGATTCACCTGATCAGGAAAATTGGGTGATTGCTCTAACTATTATGAAACAAAAAGCAAAACAGAAAAAAAGATGAAAACAATTCAAGAAGAATACAAGGAAGCTCTAAAAACATTTAGAGAACATACTGTTGAACTTACTACAAAGATTTTTGAAGATAAAGGTGAACTAGTAGAACCATTAGTATTTGCTCTTATTATTAAAGACAAAAAAGTTACTATGGGAATGCTTGCCGGATTAGGTAAATTATTTGGTTCTGAATTAGGTAAAGAGGCTGCTGTAGAAGTAATCCGAAAACTTAGTGAAGATGTAAAACCTATTGCTTTGGCTTTTTGTTGTGAGGGTTATGCAAGTGTACAAAGAAGAAAAGAGGGTGAAACTGCAGAAGACTTCTTAAAAAGTGGTTGGGTAAAACCTAGTCAAGACCCTGATAAAAAAGAAGTCTTATTCTTTACATTTGAAACATTTGATAAAGCAGCCGGTACTTATTTGGAAATAGTAAGATCCAAAGGTAATATTGATCTAAGACTAATGCATGACATTGATTGGGAAGAGAAAGACAAAAGTACTGTAGGTGGTAAATTCACTAATCTATTACAAGATAATTACAGTGAATTTGCTATGACAATCAAAGAAGACTTAAAAACACTATTAAACTAGTAGTATGACACAGATATTATGCCCAGTATGTACTAAACTGGAAAATGAAATCAATAATGATTCTTCAGAAATCATATGGTCTAAAAATCTTTGTGAAAACTGTCAGGACATGAAATCCAGAGGTTTTATTTTTATTGGCGCTGTAGAAGACAAGACTGAAGATGCTACTAATCCTTACAGATCAGGTAATGTTTGGTGTGTTGAGCAAGAGGTAGCAGAACAAGTTTTTGCACCACACGGTGCTCCAGCATCCGGAATAGCATTCATTGATGTAAAAGTTGCTGATGCTATGAAGCTACCTGGAGTTAATTTAAACGCTTAAAAATGAAAGACACAAAAAATATCATTAAAGAAACTAAAGATTATAGTTTATTTCAGGTCTATGATTTTAATAGACCTATTAATCAAGGTTTGGTTAAACGTATTATGGATTCTATTCAGAAAATAGGATTTATTTCAAGTAAACCAATACTCGTTGATAAGGAATTTAAAATCCTGGATGGTCAACATAGATTCACCGCATGTAAAAATCTCAAATTACCTATTTATTATTCAGTAATTGGAGGTGATGCACATGAGATTGTGACAAATCTTAATGCCCAACAAGTTAATTGGACCATGAAAGATTATATTCATGCATGGTCTGAAAAGAATGTAAGATGTTATAAGCAATTGGAAGAGTTTGAAGATAAATATAAACTAGGTATTACAAACAGTTTGTATATTTTCTTTACTTCTAACCAAGATAATTATGACATCAAAAGAATTAAAGAAGGAAAAATCTATAACATTAATCAAAAAGCTAAAGAAATAGCTAATTTTATAGAGTTTTGTCAATCTAGCGGTTGCCCATATTACCGTAGTTCTTTATTCGTTAAAGCTGTAGTTAGATTATTTAAGGTGATTAATGATGATCAGTTAACAAAATTGAAAAAATACATCATCTCATTACCACAACAACCTACAGCATCTGCCTATTTAACATCTTTTGAAAATTTAGTAAACAGAGGAGTGACCTCTAAAAACAGAGTTTCATTTAAAACAAATTAATATGATAAGCAAAGATGAGATCCAAGACCAATGTCTTGAAGTAGTACTACCTCTGAGAAGATGTGGTGCAGCCTTAAGCATGGGAGTTGGTAAAACACTCATTGGCTTAAGACATATGGATGAAAATTACAATGATTATTCAAAGTTTTTAGTAGTGGCTCCTAAAATATCAGTTCTTAATGAATGGACAGATCAAGCTATTAAGCATGATCTACCTCATCTGGTACCTCATATTACTAAAACAACCTATTTATCTTTACCTAAGCAGTCTCTTGATTATGATGTAGTGTATTTGGATGAATGTCATTCATTAACACCAGCTCATTTAGTATGGTTATCTGAATTTAAAGGTAAAATATTAGGTTTAACCGGTACACCGCCTAAGAATAAAACTTCACCAAAAGCTATTCTTGTTTCTCAGTTTTGTCCAATTGTATTTAATTACAAAACAGATAAAGCTATTAAAGACAAGATTCTTAATGATTATAGTATTATTGTTCATCTATTAAAAATGGATGTAGCTCAGACTATGAAAGTTGAGAATAATGGTAAGGTTTGGTTTACATCTGAAGCCGCGACTTATAAGTACTGGTCTGGAAGATTAGACAATGCTAATCCTGGTAAGGATAGACAAATTATGGCTGTAATGAGAATGAAAGCCTTAATGACTTTTCCTAGTAAAGAAAGATTAGCTAAAGAGATCTTAAATGAAGCAGAGGATAAAATAATCCTATTTGCTAATACTCAAGAGCAAGCTGATAGTTTCGGTATTCTTAGTTATCATAGTAATAATCCAAAATCAGAAGAAAATCTGAATTTGTTTAAAGCTGGAAAAATTAAGAAACTATCTTGTGTACTACAATTAAGTGAAGGAGTTAATATTCCAAATCTTAAAGAAGGTATAATTATGCATTCTTATGGTAATGAGCGTAAAAGTCAACAAAGAATTGGTAGACTTTTAAGGCTTAATCCGGAAGAAGAATCCTTAATTCATATACTGTGTTATAAAGATACTGTAGATGAATTCTGGGTAAAAGCAGCAATTGAAGGGTTGGATCAATCTAAGGTTACATGGCAAGATGAATATTAGTATCTTAGCATAAAAACATAGTATGATACAATCAGAAAAATACCAAGAATACGAATTAATGACTAATTCAGATCTGAGGACCATTAAAGTAGACATACCTAATGGTCCTCAGTTGAATTGTCATAACAGTTGGGATTATAAAACTAATCTCAAAGAAACCACTTTTAAAACTAAATCAGACATAACTCATCTTGATCACTCTTTACTTAAAGTTATTCCACTAGATCTAAATCCGGTAAGTAATATTAAAGTATGGATCATTAAGATTTTAAGACAACCTGAAAGTAATTTGAAAAATGATCAACATACAAATCAACCCAGAAGAAATATGTGATAAAAGTAAACATCCACTTAAAATTCACCAATATAAAATTATTCCTAGAACAGGAATGATTAATGGGGTACCAGTATGGAAGTGTAAATACTGTAATAAAAAAATTATATCAATGTAATATGGCAACAACCGCACTTGTAATTATTGAAGAAGGTATTGAACAAAGAATATTATTTATGACTGTTCCTACAGAAAAAGGTGTTGATGTAGATCTGTTTCTAGCAGATGAAAACTTCATACCTGTTGGTACACCTTCATTAGGTGTAGATGTCAAATTTGAAGAGGACTATCATAGACAACTTAGAGCAATTTCTTCTGATAAAGGTCACTTTGTGGCTGAATACTCTACTAATCCGGAATGGAATCCTGATTATAAACCTGAAGAAAATGAAACAGAATCCATTTGAAGTCATTTGTATAAATGATCAAAACCGTCCAGATGGTATACCTACTTCTAAGTGGATAAAAAAGGGTAATCCTTATACTGTTGTAGAAGTAGCTAAGCTTATTGTCCAAGGTGGTATAATAGGTTTTAAACTAGCAGAAATTGATCTGAGTGATTGTGCTCCTTACCAATTTTTTGATAGCAGTAGATTTGCATTACCTACAACAGCTCCTGAACTTAAAGAAAAAGTTTCAGAAAAATTAGAACTTGTAGAATGATACAAATTACTAAAACTGAGCCTCCTATTGAATATGAGGAAGATAAAATGGGTCTTAGAGAGGCCCGTTTTGCATTATATCCTGTGATGGGTATCCATACTGAAGAACAAGCATTAAGTGCTATGAAATGGTTACGTAGTATATCAAAAAATGCAACTGTTCAGATAAGATGGTTAGGTAAACCATATTTAAATGATTTACCTGAAAAAATACCAGATAGTGCTATCATAGCAAATCTAAGAGAAGAAATCGGCAAACAAGAGTCTTATATTGAAGAACTTGAAGTTAAAATTAAAGCATTAACACATCAAAGTAAATTAGAAAATAGTCAAGAAACTAAAAAACTAAAAAAAGAATTACTCAAAGATGAACAAGTAGCACATTATAAATCTCTTTATGAAAAAAAGGTAAAAGAAGTAACCAAATTAAGACAAGACATTTCTAGTCTTATTACAAAATTACACCAAGGAAAAATTCCAGTGGTAAACAATCTAGAAAAACCATAAGTATGGTAGTTAAGATACAACAAAGTCTAAATTCATCAGACAATATAAAATATGTCCTTATCTATAATAAAGATAAAAGTATTTTTATTCAGCTAAATGCTGTAGATGATCATGAAGTAGTGAAACCTATTTTAATTGCACTTGAAAGTAGAGCTAAAGCATATTTTGAAGTTGATCTAGATGATAACTCAAATCTTAAATTAATCGAAGAGGTATCTTCACAACCTTGGTAAATTCCAAGTAACAATAAATATAAACCAACAAATATCAAATGAACATGAATACAACAAATGAATCTTTATCACAGTCAACTATTGATACACCAGTATCTCCATCACCTGCTGGTTCTTCTATTTCCGGTTCTTCTATTTCTGATGCAGTAATTGTTGAGGAACAAGCAAAAGAAGAAGACCCTAATCTTGGAGAAATGGGTAATGAAAGAAAAGCCACAGAAGGCTATGTTTACATGGATCGCGTTAAGGACATCCTTGATGTTTCTATGAAAACAGGAAAAAATGTTATTCTTTACGGTCCAGGTGGATATGGTAAATCAGAATTTACTCTTGATTTCTTGAGAGAAGCTGGTATTGAACCATATGTTATCACTATGGGTACTGGTATGACTACAGACCGTATGTTTGGTGGTTTAAATATTCCTACCTTTAATACAACAGGTAAGATTGAGTATCTTATTGAAAACTCATTCATGCACCATGAATTTGTGATCTTTGAGGAGTTATTTGATGCTCCTGACTTTATCCTTGAGCAATTAAAGGATATCTTAAGCTCAGGTGTATTCAGAAATGGTACTCAGATCTTTGAGATCAAAACTAAACTGATCATTTGCTGCACCAATAAAACGCGTGAGGAATTCTCTAAGAATAACTCATTAAAAGCGTTGATGGAGCGTTTTCCACTTGAAGCAAAAGTAGATTGGAAAGATCATAACAAAATCTCATATGAGAATTTGTTTAAAGTGAAGTTGGGACATGCTGATCCAATGTTGTCTTATATCCTGGAGCAATATGCTGTAGGTGGTATTAAAATCAGTCCAAGGATTGCTCTTGCTGCTCATGAAGTTCTTGATCAGTGTGGTCCGGAAGCTTTGATGCATATTGCGGATCTGAACACTAAGCCAGAGATCCTGAAATCTGCAATTGCTAAGTTCAACAGCTTAATTGAAGTTACAAAATTGGCTAATGAAATGGCTGAGTATGCAATGAAAATTAACCTGTGTCCACTTGACACAATGGAAAGTGTTAAAGAAGCAAGTGCACTTAACAAAGACTTGTTCAATTGTATCACTAAAATGAAAGCAATTAAAGCTGATGATTCAATTGTTGCTACAACAGCTGAAGCTATCAAGACTTATTCTGGTATTTATGAAAATATCAAGAAAAAACTTGCAATCATTATGACTATTGACAATGAGTAAATATAGCTATGGTCGCGGCGCAGGCTTCAACTATGGTGGTCGTAGTAAATATGATTACGATGATGACTACTATGGTGGAGGCTACAAATCTAAATACGGTAATTCGTATTCTAGTGGATGGAGCTGGGGTAATTTTGGTAGCAGTTTCTCTTATGCTGAAGAAGATGATGATGATGATCTCTACATCAAAAATCATGAGAGTTATTTTACACCAAAAAACTCTGTAATCTCAGATAAACTTAAACATTCTGAGAATACAAAACACAACCGCCAGCTCATAAAAGAGATGTCCCGGTATTTTTTCTACAATATGATGGCTGATAAAGAATATTTTGATGAAAAATATGCTGATCACACCAAACTTACTGAAGATGAAATAGCACAGTTTGAACAGAAAAAATCATTTTATGATGATCTCTGGGATAAATTTGTACCTGGGTTAACACCTCTTGATAAAGCATTGGCAATATTTGCCAAGCTTGTTGAGGAAAAGAAAGATCAAACAGGACAAGCAAAAGGTGATGTAGATGAAACTCAATTGGATGTGAATGAAATTCAATTCCATGAAGAGATCTACAATGATCCTGTATTTAATGAGTTACTTGATTCAAATCATTTCTCTAAGCAACATAAAATGGACATTCTGAACAAGATTAGTCTAATAAAGAACCTTGGATCTCAGTTTAAAATTGAGAAAGAAATTGAAGAGAAAATAGTAGCCAATTCTCAGATTATCACTAAGAAAATCATGCGTGATTATTCTCAACTTGGTAATATTGATCTTTATCAGAAACTAATGCCAACATTTAACTTAAAGCTCCTTACTAAGGATCTTATTGTTAATGTACCGGTAGATAGAACTGAGCACAAACAAAAGATTATTATTCTAGTAGATTATAGTGGTTCAATGCATGAAAAAGAGAAGCAAGAATGGGTAGTTGCTCTTATGGTAGACAGATTGAGATATGTTATTAAAGAAGAAGCTGAAGTTTTCTTTAGTTATTTCATTAATGATATCTCTCAAATGAAATTTCATCATCTTTATAACAGAAAAACTGTTATGGATTTTTGGATGCAATTCTCTACTGAACCAAATGGAGGAGATACAAGATTAGGTGTTATGGTTAACCATATCAAAGAATCTATATCTAAAAAACAATTACACAATCTTAATGTGGATCTTAGTGAAGAGATGCCAGAAATATTAGCTATTAATGATGGTCAGGACAGTGTAAAAACTAATCAGTTTGTTTATAAAACAAATGCAATTAGTGTTATGGATGGTCCTAATAAAGATCTGAAAAAGCTATGTGTTGCCAATGACGGTAAATATGTTTACGTTAGTGGTAAAGAAGCTAAAACTTGGTCTAAAGCCGGGGAACAACTTCTGAAAATATAAGAATATATCCCTGTACGGTTAAATAATATTTGTGGGTTTATGATATTTCAAATATCTGATAACAATAACAAGTTGATAATACGACAGGGGCCCATTGAGCAGCTCTCTTAGGAAACTAGGAGAGCTGTTTTTTATTAAGGAGGTTGTAGTTCAAAGGTAGAATACTATGCTTGGGATTATGGTTTTTATAACCTGATAACGAAAAGACAACATAGAGATTAGTGGTTCGAGTCCATGAACCTTCACAATTATTAATTAATTTAAAAATGTATGAATAAATTATTTGTAGGATTAATACTTTTTCTATTTTACTTAGGTGCTCTGATTATGATGAGCTTCCAAAAAGAAGAATCAGTTCCTGTAATAGGTGACTGGAAATATTCTTTTATTATTCCAGTAGATACAAGTTATGTTTCTACTACAATGACTTATTACCCAACATTTGATCAGTGTGATTCTACTCCATGGAGTACAGCTGATCACTCTAAAATTGACCCGGTAAAACTCCGGAAAAAAGAAATTAAATGGCTAGCATTATCTCGTGATCTTATATGGGATGAAGAAAGACAAAAACTTTATAAAGATACTACTCATTGGAGGGGTCCTTATCCATTTGGATCAGTTCTTTATCTTAAAAGTTCCAGTAAACCCTGGATAAATGGTCATTGGACTGTACATGATTGTAAAGGTCCAAGTTATGAAAACAGTATTGACTTACTTGTGGATCCAAGAAACAACAAACCAAAGTTAGGTATCTGTAGAGACATAATGGTCATTGGATATCAACTTAGAAAAAAACTAAACTTATGAAAAGACTATTTTTAGATGATCACAGAGTTCCTCCTGATTGTGCCCAATACATGTACTCAAGAGGTGTTAATTGTACAGTTTACCATGAAGAATGGGTAATAGTAAGATCATATGGTCAGTTTATTAAGTGGATTGAAGAAAATGGTCTACCTGATCTTATAGCATTTGATCATGATCTTGCAGATGTTCCTGAACTTAAGGAAACACTTCCTTTAGAGGAGTGGTTTGATCTAGAAAATTCTAGAGAATATACAGGTATGGATTGTGCTAGATGGTTAGCTAATTATTGTTCTCAAAAAGGACTAAAATTACCAGAATATTCAGTACATTCAATGAATCCACAAGGTTATCTAGATATCAAGGATTACTTGAAAAATGTTAAGAAACACCTTAATTTATAAATATTAAATTTAAGTACAATGGCAGAGTATGATTACCCAGGATCTTCACCAGGTCAAGGTTATTTTGGAGATGATCTTATAGATAAGTTTAAACAGCAACGAGAAATACAGAAACTAATGGCACAACCAACTAATCCATTTTATACTTCAACAGAAAGACCTTTTCCTTCAACAACAAAAGTAGTGATTGATGGATATCCTTTTGAAATAAGTAGTGGTAAAACATTTGATGAAGAAATTAAAGTTGTGATAAGAAAATGTACCGCTGCTAGATTGCTTGATATTCATAGCAGTAAAAAAGTGTCTAGTGCACAAAAAATAAATTTAAGAGAAATGATTTTTTCAAATGATTTGGAAAATCTAACTCTGGCAGAACAAACTATTTATTCTTTATTTGATCAAGATGAGCAATAAAAAAAACATATACCACGGTCAGTTTGCTAAAAATGAAAAAGGAAGATTAATACCACTACCTAGTAGTGATATTAAATTCAAAGAGTTTGTCAAAAACTTAGGTGAAGGACAAACTGTTGAAATATTTATGGAATCTAATTTGGACAATAAAACTGTTCCACAATTAGCTAAAGTCCATGTGTGTATCCGAGAACTAGCCAAAGAAACTGGTTATAGTTTTGAAGATATGAAACTTGAAATCAAAAGAAGAGCTGGATTATGTGTCAGAAAAAATCTTAATGGAGATTCTTTCATGGTGTGCAAATCATTTAGCGACTGTTCTAGTGATGAATTAAGTCTTGCTATTACAGCAATTATTGAAGTTGGTGAAACAGTAAATATTAATTTCAATTAAATTATGAGTGCAGAAAAAATTAGTCTCTTCTATAAGGAAGGGAGTTCAGATAAAGTATATAATCTTGAATTAGTTACAACAGGAAAAACTTGGGATGTAAATTATCAATATGGTAGACGAGGTAGTTCATTAACTACAGGTCAGAAAATTAGTACTACTGATTATTATAAAGCTAAATTAGCGTATGATAAAATAGTAACTGAAAAAATATCTAAAGGGTATCAAGTCTTTACTAATACTTTTTCACCTTATACACCTTATAATTCTGGTGGTGCAATAGCTCCAACTTCAGAAGATACCGGTATCAGACCACAACTTCTAAATGAAATAGAAGAAGAAGATCTTGAGAAATATATCACTGATGATAATTGGTGTGCACAAGAAAAATTTGATGGTAGAAGAAGACTACTGATTAAACAAGGTACTAAAGTAAAAGGTACTAACCGTAAAGGATTAGTTGTTGGTATTACATCTAACATAGAAAATGATTTGCTTAAGTTAGATGTACCTTCTATTATTCTTGATGGTGAAGCTTTTGATGACCGCGTTATGATATTTGACTCATTAGGTGAGAATTTACCTTATAAAGAAAGATATCAGAAAATGTTGAATTTACTTAATCAATATGAAGAAAAAAGCATTATCCCGGTATCAACAGCTTGGACCACTGAAGACAAAAGAGAATTATTAAAATGTCTTAGAAGATGTAATGCAGAAGGTATTGTATTTAAGAATATACATTCTACATACAAACCTGGAAGACCTAACTCAGGTGGTGATCAACTTAAATTCAAATTTGTTACTACAGCATCATGTATTGTAGGTAGAATAAATGCCGGTAAAAGATCTGTTGCATTAACAGTATATGATTCTGAATTTAAATTGGTTGAAATTGGTAATGTAACCATATATCCTAATCAAGATGTTCCCAAATTGGGAGAAATTGTTGAAGTAAGATATCTTTATTACTTTGATAAAGGTAGTTTATTTCAACCTGTACTACTAGGTACCGGTGATTGCTCAAGGGATGATATTGATCTAAAAGATTGTTTATTATCCAAACTAAAATTAAAAAGACAAGAAGTATTAAGTGAGTAAAAAAGAAAAAATATTAGCCGTTTGTAGTCAAATACACTACATAAAATCAGTAAGTGCAACTAAAGAACCATGTTGTGATTGTGGGATTGAAGTATTTCTTAGTGAAAGTACATTGTTAGCAGTACAGGAAGCACATCCAGATGCAACTAAAGAAGATTTGCATATTGTATGTATGGAGTGTGCTGTCAAAATAATGAAGAAAACTGAGAGCATTAAGATTCATGAACCAACAGAAAGACAAAAAAAAGAGGTAGTAACAGCTCTTTTTGAGGTATCTATGTCTAATAGAAAGAATTAGAATTTATCATCCTCTATCGTCAACTCTTTATAAGTGATCTTATTTTGAGCCATTGCTGCTTTCTCAATACTTGCTACTAAAGCAGTAAATAAGTGAACCTGGACTTCATAAAGGTCTTCTGCAGCCTCATTCTTTTTGAGTTTCTCTAGAACTTTTGTGAAGTCTTCAGGGGATCTTTGTTCACCTAATGCTAGTAAAGTCATTTGAAGTTGTCGTAGGAATGCCCCAGACACTTCAAGATTAATAATAGCACTTGGTTCAACATTGGGTACTTTGATGGTTCTTGACATAATACAAATTTAATAAAATTTTCAATCTTATGAGTGTTTTAGATACAGTTGATCTTGAACAAGTAAAGTTAAAACTTTATGATAAACTTAAACCTTCTGGGTGGGGTGATAAACTTAAAACATTTATAATGTCTTCAGATTTTGATAGAATTTTAAATCTATTATTAGCTGAAGCCCGTGATGGTAAAAGGTTTACACCAGGTCTTAAAGATGTTTTTAGAGCTTTTGAAGAGTGTAACTATAAAAGTTTAAAGGTAGTTATATTGGGACAAGATCCATATCCTACTGCAGGAGTTGCTGATGGAATAGCATTTTCTTGTTCTAAAACTGAAAAGGTACAACCATCTCTAAAGTTTATATTTAAAGAATTAGAGGATACAGTTTATCCTGGTGGATACAAATGGGATCCGGATCTGAAAAGATGGTCTAATCAAGGAGTATTACTCCTGAATACAGCATTAACTACAACTCTTAATAAAGTTGGAGTACATTATGCACTATGGGATAGTTTTATAACTTTTCTCATTGATTTACTAAACTATAACAATCCAGGTTTAGTTTATGTCTTTATGGGAAAAGTAAGTCAACAATGGATGGAATCAGTTTCTGATACCAATCACAAGTTTATTACTAGTCATCCCGCGTCTGCAGCACATAATCATGATGAAAAATGGAATTCTAATGATGTGTTCCGGAAAGTCAATCAAGTACTAACTGAAAATAATAACCAAGAAATTATTTGGTAATGAAAAACATAGATGATTTTAAAGAACAATCAGGGTCATTATCTGGCTCTTTGACAAAAAGAAAAACAACAGCTAGAAAAAAAGCTGAAAAATCATGGGTTCTACAACGTATGTGGAATTCAACAGGTGATTTTGCAAAATACAGTCATGGGTATAACCCTAATCCAGTAATTGGTCAGTGGGAAAATACCATACATGAATATATAACACCAAAACAAGCTCAGAATCAAATGAATAAACAATTAAGAACTCATTTTCATCCGCGCTTTATAAACGGAAGAAGTTGGAGATTGTTTAATGTTGTAACCTTAAAAAGTTTAAAAGTTACTTTTGATGCTGGAGGTGTTATCATTGAACCAGAGTTAACCCAGGTATTAACCTAATTAACTACAAAATAAACCAAAAGTCCACTGAAAAGAACAGAAGTTGATACCCAACCTAGTTTAGTCCATTTAAGCTTACGTTTCTCTTTTTTAAGATCTTCTGTAAGTTTAGTAATCTCATCTTCTTTAAGAAGAATGATTTTATCTTTAAACTGTATAATTTGAACTAAGTTATCTATCTCAAGTTGCATGTCATAAATGAGAGTATCTCTGTTAGAGATTTTTACATAGCATTCACCTAGTAATGTGTCACAAGTTATACCTTCAATTATTGTAGCTGCAATGTACTGTAATTCAGTTAACCCATAACACCTAACGGTATCTGGATTTTGTTTTCCAGTTTGTGCGTATGATATTGTCCAACTCTGTAGGAGTAGCATCAGTAAGTATATAGTGTATTTTTTCACGGGTTCTGTTTATTACTTGTGGGTCAATATTGAGTAAGCTATCATATGCTTTTTGGATACTATCCTGACGTATATGACTTAATTCAATATTCTTTTGTAGTAAAAGTACTGAATCTTTGTAAATCTGTTCTTGATTACTTACTTCAATTATTTCAGGCTTTCTAAATATTAGAATAGCTGATAATACAATGATTATCAAGAATAAAACACTGTATGCTATGATATTAGCTCTGCTCATCAGGAGTTGTTTCAGGAGATTCTATTTTTCTTTCTTGTATATTACCTGCAGTATAGGTAATTACAAGGGCAGTAATTAGACCACCGTGAATACCTAATACCGGAACTAGATTTGCTTGATCAGTATATCTGAAACTAAGGGTAGCCATAATCCAATAAAATCCAACAGCTAACCATTTACGGAGACTGTGACCAGACTTCTTATTGTTCATTGCATCTAAGAAATCTGTCAGGAATTTAAATGTTTCTGGTAATTTAACTTTAAGTTTGCTCATACACTAATATAGTAAATTTAGTTTAAAAATCAAAATTTATGCGCGTATCAGATACTGAGAAACAGGAAGAAAAGATAGAAGAATACATATTACAGTTTCAAAAAAGCTTTTTTAAACAATTTGGTATTGTACCTAGAGTTATCTATACTTTAGGGTCTTATAAAATACCAACATTAACTCTCAAGGAGTTTGAAAAAGCTGGTAATATTGTAATGCATAGTTATCCAGAGCTTAAGTATGTACCAAATATTAAATACGTATGCCGAAAGAGGAACCTTGTTTTAATTAGACAATGCTTATTTAGTCTAGCCTTTGATCAAGGATATTCTTTACAAAAAATTGGCACCTATTTTAACGGTAAAGACCATGCTACGGTACATTATGGTAAAAAAACATTCAATAACTTATTAGCTACCAATAATATGGATGCTTTAAGTGTACTAAAAAAAGTTCAAGATGCAATTAAAAACAAATATGGAAATGATGAAAATGTTCCAGTTGATCTCAGACCAGTGTCTGAGTCCTAATCAGTTTTATCTATTGTCATGTATCAGAGAAAAAGTTCTTAGTGTGCATATTAATATTCATCAGGAAACTAGATCCTTAAAAGTAGATCAATGGTTAACAGAAGACAATAAGTTAACTGAAAAATCTATTGCTCTACTACAAGAAGTTGACACCTATTTTAAAGTTCAAAAGAAGAAGGTTAATACACAAGTTTTAGGTACTGAAGCTAATGCTCATATTCAGGCTTATGTTGAATTATTTCCTAGGATTAAACTCCCTAGTGGTAAAGCAGCTAGAACTGATAAAAACAACCTAGAAATTGCCTTTAAATGGTTCTTTGAAAACTATAAATATTCTTGGGAAATTATTCTAAAAGCTTCAGCACTTTATGTTGATGAATACGAAAAAAAGAACTATCTTTATATGCAAACTTCACAGTACTTTATTAGAAAACAAAACACCGATAAAACTTGGGGATCTGAGTTAGCAAATTGGTGTTCTGTCGTAGAGAACGGTGACATGCAAATAGAAGATAACCATTTCTCTGAGAAGGTAGTCTAATTAATTAAATTTTAATGTAATGACTAGTAAACCAAAGGCTTGGAAAAGCCAACGTGATGGTTTTAGGGAATCTCTTTCCTATATGCAAGGGAGAATGAAGGGAGAAATAACTAGTATAAAAACTCCTTGGGCCAAGTGGAATGATGCATCAACTGACGGAATAGAGTGGCATACTGTAACTGTAATTGGAGGTAGACCAGGTTCTGGAAAAACTCTTATTAAAGATCAAATAATCAGAGAAGCTTTTAAGCTGAATCCTGGTAATGATTTTAGAGTATTAGAATTTCAGTTTGAGATGTTAGCTAGAGCTTCCGCAATTAGAGAGTATTCTAGTCATTTAGGAAGAACATATAAGTATTTATGTAGTGCTGATGGTAAACTTACAGAAAAAGAATTAGTTGCCTGTTATGAGTATGCTAAAGAAAGAGTAAAGTTTCCTATTGATATTGTAGAAGAACCATGTACTGTACATGAGTTTATTGAAATTATCAAAGCTTACATGGAAGAGCATGCTACAATGGAATTACCTAAAGAAGTTGATGCTACTGCACCGGCTCCAGATAAAGTAAAAGTTTATAAAAAGACTATTATTTCATTAGATCATACAATCTTGCTTAGAAAGGCTTCTTATGAAAAAGACAAAATGGATACCTTATATGCATTAGGTGAAGCATTAACTTCTCTTAAAAGGATATACCCAATTGCCTTTATTATACTAAGTCAGCTCAACCGTAATATTGATAACCCAGAGAGAGCTGAAAATGGTAAGTACGGTAACTATGTACTTGAATCTGATTTCTTTGGTGCAGATGCAATGTTACAGCATGCTGATATGTTAGTAGGTCTTAATAGACCAGGTAAACATAAAATCAACTTTTATGGACCGGATAGGTACATTATAGAAGATGATAAAGTTTTAGTAATTCATTTTATTAAATGTAGAAATGGTGATACAAGAATGAGTTTCTTCAAAGCAGAATTTGAGAAAATGAGAATCTCAGAAATGGCAACACCACCAATGGCTGATAAACGATTAAAAACATGAGTCTAACAACTGACACCCCTGACAACAGAAGGGAAAAACTAAAAAAACTGAGAGAACATCATCAACATCTCTTAGATAAATTAGGTGTTCCTGATGCTGTTTTTATACCTAAGATGGCATATCGCCCTTATGGTAAAAGTGAAATACATATTTCATTTTTCTTAAGTGAAATAAATAAAGGTGAAGATATTTATACTGAATTTACCAGTAAAGAATTAGTATCTGAGGATCCAACAAGAACTCTATATAAATGGAAATTTAATCCCCATTTTGAAGAAGAGTATGATAAAACTGATCCGCACCCGTCTTCTGGACATATAAGGTATTTAATACCTGTTGGAGAATTAGTTCCTATTAAAGAAGATAAAATTGAAAGTGTTAAGGAGGAAAAACAAGCTGAATTAAAGTTTGATATTCCAGATCCTGAAAGTGATTTACCGGTTAGCCAAATGACCATTAGAGATCTTGCGGCTATTCTTTTAAAGAAACCGGTAAGTAACAAAAAATGGCTTAATAAATTAATCGAATAATCATGGAAGAAAACAAGTTAGCAGCAGTAAATGAAGAAGAAAAAATGAGAACTACTAATTTTCTTATGACCTTAATTGAGTCAAAGAAATTACCAGCTCATATTAAAAACGTTGAAGAAGCGTTTACTATTGCCCAAATGGGTAAAGAACTAGGCTTTCCTACAATGCAAGCCTTCCATTACATTATCCCTATCCAGGGAAAACTAAGCCTAAGTGCAAAAGCAGTTGGCGCGTTACTAAGAAAAGGTGGCGTAAAATATAGCACAAGAGAAGATGGTGTTTATGTTTATAAAGATGGTTCTACCAGCGATATTCTTAAAGCTGATGAAAAACCAATAGACAGAAGAACAACCATTATTTTTTACAGAGAAAATATAGAGGAGATCTGCAGTTTCACATGGAAAGATGCTGAACTACAAGGTCTTACGACAAAAGATAATTGGAAAAGAATGCCTAAATAGCTTGGGCATGTAAAACTGGGTGAACTGTCTGGAAGGCTAAGTCAGAAATGATAAGTTAATCAGCAGCCAAACTACTAAAGATCATAAAGTAAGTAGGAGGTTCAACGCATAGATGGTGAGTAGATCACACAATAATCCATCCACGAGTGCCCAGTACATAGATTATGGCATTTCAGAAATAAATACTATCTTTGTAAGATGGAAATAGAAATCTGGAAGCCTTTAAAAGATTATGAAGGATTATATGAAGTAAGTAACATGGGTAGAGTTAGATCATTAATAAAACGTGGTAATGCAAAACAAAAAATCAGAAAAACTGGTTTTGATATTCGCACAGGTTATATTACGGTTCAACTTACAAAAAACAACAAACCTCTAACTAAAAGAGTACATAGATTTGTTGCTGAAACCTTTGTACCAAACCCAATGAATAAACCTGTTGTAAACCACATTGATGGTAATAAAAAAAACAATAAAGGTTCTAACTTGGAATGGATGACTTATTCAGAAAATACTTTACATTCTTTTAAAAATGGACTTCAAAAAAAGATTTTTGGTGATTATAATTATATCACTAAAATTAAAACACAGGATGTTCTCAAAATAAGAGAGCTAATTAATTTAGGTAAAACTAATAGGGAGATAGCCAAAATATATGGTGTAAATCCATCTCAGATATCTAGAATTAAAACTGGTAAAAGAAGAAAAGAGCTATGTAATGATATATGCTGAACTTATGGGAAACCATAAGAACCGGAGAATAAAAAGTCACCGGGGTAACAAATTGAAGGAAATGCTTTTTGCAAGATGTCTTGCTAAAGGATCTAATAGGATTGGTCCAGATTTATTATTAGGTTTGTATACTACTGAAGAATTAGCTGATACCTTCATTAAAAATGAAAGTCAGATCAAAAGACATGAAGATGGTACAATAGCGGAAATAATTTTAGATCAGGAGAATAACTAACAATTTAATTAAATCAAAATGAGTAATTTAAGTACAGACGATGTAAAAATTGGTGGTAGTAATATACCAAAAACATTACAACCAGGTAATGTAGTATGTAAGATTAATAGTATTGAACTTGAACCTTTCAAATTTAAAGAAGGAGCTTATCATGTTGTACTTAATCTTGAAGGTCCAGATATGGGTAAAGATTTTGAAGGATTTTTCATAGATAATGAAGATCATTCTAAAGGTCGCCATAAAGGACAAGTTGGAAAAGTTAAAGCTAGTCAATGGGCTTTTGCTAATGGTACCACTAAAACAGGAATTGAAATAACTCGCGATTCTGAGATTTTAAAGTTTATTAAAAACCTATGCAATGCACTAGGTATTGAAGGCAGATCTGGAGAAACAATTGAAGATCTGGTAAGTAAATTCAATGATGAAAAACCTTTTGCTGGTAAAACAATAGAATATTGTATTGCTGGTAAAGAATACCTTAACAAAGGTGGTTACATGAATTATGAATTATTCCTTCCTAAATACAGTAAAGCTGGAGCTCAATTTGGAACATCTAATGTTGTCAAATTTAATCCGGAAGAACATATTATTAAGAAAAAAGTTGAGAATGTATCTGAATTTGATACACCTGATGCTCCGGCTGCAGGCAATGACTTCTTAATGTAAGAACACAATTATTTATTATAAAGGTGGGTATATTATATATCCACCTTTTTTATTTACTCATATGTTAAGTACAAAATCATTAATATCAGAATTAAGTGAAATACCAAGAGAATGGGTTTTTGAGTTTTATCTAAAACTAGATGAAAGATTATGTGGCCAAGATGTGAGAATAAAATCCCCATTTAACCCATCAGATAAAAACCCATCATTCTATGTTCACTTTTCTAGAAGTTTGAATAAGTATATTTTTAAAGACTTTTCAACTGATAAAAAAGGAGATGGAATAACCTTAGTACAATCTCTTTTAGATTTAAGTACAAGAGGTGAAGCAGCATACAAAGTAATTTCAGATTATAACCAATTTATCCTTAATAATAATGAGGATTATAGTCTAAGAGATTTTAAAATTCAACAAAAGTATAAAGTAACTGATTGGAAAGTTGGAAACTGGACTAATGTTGATCAAAAATATTGGACTAAGTTCCATATAGGTTCTAAACTGTTAGAACAATATAATGTAAAACCACTTGACTCATATAAAATGACCAAGGAAGAAGATGGTAAATTACATGAACTTGAAATTAAAGGTAAATACTGTATCTATGGTTATTTTAGATCTGACGGTTCCCTTTATAAAATCTATCAACCTTTAGTTAAAGACAATAAATTTATTAAAGTCAAAGACTATATCCAAGGTACGGATCAGTTAAATTACGCTTCAGAATATTTAGTAATTCTAAGTTCACTTAAAGATATTTTAGGGTTTAAGAAATTAGGTTACACCGGTATTGAAGCAATTGCTCCAGATAGTGAAAACAATCTTATTCCAAGTAATGTAATGACTTCCTATAAATTAAAATTTAAAGGAATCTGTACTTTATTTGATAATGATAAAGCAGGTATTGAAGCAATGCAAAAATATACTGATAAGTATCAAGTTAAAGGTATTGTATTACCTCTATCTAAAGATCTTACTGATTCCATGAAAGATCATGGTCTTAGTAAAGTAAAAACAGAATTGAATAATTTACTAAAAGAAGCATTAACATGAGTTGGATTTATAACGGTGTTGTCTTTACAGATGAAATGATACCAGATGGTGCAGTAGGATTTATTTATGAAATGTCTACTATACTAAATGGTCAATCATATTCATATGTAGGTAAGAAAAACTTCCATGCTAGTATCAAGAAGAAGATTGGTAAAAAAGCTATGCCTACTGATAAAAGAATGAAAAAATACACCAGGGTAAGTAAAGCTTCTTATCAAAATTATTACAGTAGTAATGAAACTCTTAAGAAAGCCCATAAAGATGGTAACTTAATTAAAAGAACAATACTTAAAATATGCTTTAGTAAAACTGAACTTACCTATAACGAGGTAAAGTATCAGTTTACTTTAGGTGTATTAGAGAATGACCGTTATTTAAATGGTAATATTCTTGGTAGATTTTACAAACAAAATAAAATATGAGATCAGAACAATTAGCAAGAATTAGTAAAGATCTAATGCTCCGGGAACCATTTTATGGACTGTTCCTTATGATGCTGAATAAAGTCTGGAGTAAATCTGTTCCTACTGCAGGTGTAGGTAAAAATGGTATAAATTATCATCTTTATCTTAATGAACTCTTTTGGGATAGTCTAGTAGATAATACTAGAAGGGGTCTTCTAAAACATGAACTCTTACACATAGGTTTTTTTCACATTACAGACTACAAGCATCTTAAAGATCCTCTTCTTAAAAACTTAGCAATGGATCTTGAAGTTAACCAGTATATAGATCCTGATGATTTACCTCCTAATCCTGTACTACTATCTTCCTATCCAGAATTAAAACTCAATCCTAAAGCAGGAACTCTCTATTATTATGAGAAACTAATGCAAGGAGCTAAAGATGGTAGTTGTCCTAATCTTAATGCTACAATTGAAGCTAACGGATCAGGTAAACAGTCCTGTGAGATTGTTGCAGGAAACGGAACCGGTACATTAGATATCCCAGATCATAAATCATGGGCTGAGTTTGATTGTCTTGATGAAGCAACACAAAAGCTCATTAAAAAACAAACTGAGTATATTCTTAAGGAAGTAGCTGAACAAGTTACTAAATCTAGAGGAACTGTTCCTGGAGAATTTAAAGACATCCTTGATGAAATTAATAGAGTTGACCCACCAAAATTTGATTGGAGGTCATATCTAAGGAGATTTATAGGAGGATCCACAAAGATCTATACTAAGAAATCCCGGAGAAAGTATAATAAAAGATACTTTGAAAACCCAGGTTTAAAGATTAAACCTAAACGCCATATTCTAGTAGCTATTGATACATCAGGATCAGTAAGCAAAGAAGAATTAAATGAATTTTTACATGAGATTTATCACATGCAAAAAACCGGTTCTGAAATAACTATTGTTCAATGTGACTCAGCAATAAGTCATATTGGAAAATATAATCATAGGGAAGAATTTCAGATCTATGGTAGAGGAGGAACTTCATTTGATCCGGTACTAGATTATTACAATGAAAATACTCACAAGTATACATGTCTTATTTATTTAACTGATGGTGAAGCTCCCGCTCCAGATCCAGCTAAAGGAAGAATGTTATGGGTAATGAGTAGCAAATCAAAATTAAATGAGAACCTAATTGGTCCTCAAATAAAACTTAATTAAATGAGTAAAAAAATAGAAAATAAGTTAGTAAACCTACACATCGAGGAGTTAAAATCTTTTTTAACTCATATCATAAATAATAACAGATTTCTACAATCTCAAGGTAAAGTACCGGTTACAGTAAACGTAGAGGGAAATGCAGGTCTTGGTAAAACATCTGCTATTGCACAACTTGCAAATGAATTAGGAATTAACTTTATCCGAGTTAACCTGGCAATGATTGAAGAACTAGGTGATCTAGTTGGTTTTCCTGTAAGACAATTTGAGTTGTGTAAACAAGAAACCAAAAACGTGTATACTCCTAAAACAGTAACTACTGCTGCAGGTCCAAAAACTGTAGATGTTATGGTACCTCAGACTGTAACTGTAGAAGGATCCTGTATGTGGGTTGATGAACATGCTGTAGATGAATATCTAAAACATGGTTATACATTTACCGGTGAAAAACAGATGACATATTGCCCACCAGAATGGATTGTTGGTCTAGGTGATAAAGGAGGTATTCTTCTATTAGATGATTATTCCCGCGCAGACTCAAGATTCATACAAGCATGTATGACATTGATTGAGACACAGAAATATATCAGCTGGTCATTACCACAAGACTGGCATATTATCCTTACTACAAATCCGGATGATGGTGAGTATCTCGTTACACCAATGGATATTGCACAAAAGACAAGATTTATTTCAGTAAATCTTAAGTTTGATGTACAATCCTGGGCAAGATGGGCTGAGTCACAAGGAGTAGATGGAAGATGTATTAACTTCTTGTTGATGCATCCTGAATTAGTCACTCCGGAAACTAATCCAAGAAGTATAACAACCTTCTTTAATGCTATTAGTTCAATACCAAGTTTTATTGATGATTTACCACTTATTCAAATGATTGGTGAAGGGTCAGTAGGAACTGAGTTTTCTACATTATTTACAGCATTCATTAATCATAAGTTAGATAGATTGATCACACCAAAAGATCTTTTACTACATGATAATGAAGCTCATGTAATGGGTGAATTAGCTGGGTGTATTGGAAGCGGACCAAGTTACCGCGCTGATATAGCAAGTACACTTGTAACTAGGTTAATAAATTTTGCAGTTAAATATGCAGAAGAACATACTATACCGCAAAAAACAATTGATAGATTAATCAAAATTTCTACTTCTGAAACTTTGACTTATGATCTTAAGTATCATCTTGTAAAGAAGATCCTTAATGGTAATAAACAAAAGTTCCAGGGAATTATGATGAATAAAGATGTTGTTGTAATGGCTATGAAATAATTAGATCAGGAGAGATTAAACTCTCTCCTGATTATTTTTAAAATTCAAACAATGAATGAAGTTAAAACAGCAATCGTTATTAGTAATATTATAGATATTAATTTTGAAAAAAGATTAGTATTAGAAAATGTAATTGGAAAAAGTATAACTGACTTTGCAAAAGAGTCATTACCTACTAAAGCATATGAACCAATTAAAGGTGATAAAATTTACTTATTACCTGACTGCAATGTTCCGCGATTTAAACTTAAAACCTTCTGTGAAAATTACAATGTTGCATTGGTAAAATTTCAACATAAAGCTAATGCAGTTTTTGTTGGACCTAAATTTCTTGAGAGTACACTAAGAAATATCAATGATCTTATTTTTCATAAACAAGATGTTCTTAAGTTTCTAGAAGTTGTAGAAGGTGCTAAGCCAAAAAAAGAAATGGCAGAATTAATTACTGAAATTAAAAATTCAGATTCAGAATTTATTATGCTTAGTTATAGAGTATATTATGATCTGCATAGGGATAAAAAATTAGGATATAGTTTTCCATATAAGAATCTTGATTATGATAAAAGACCTAGTTTACACTTTCTATCAGATACTCACTATGATCTTTTTAAAGAATGTACTACTAATCCAAATTGTTTTAATCAAATGGAAATTCTTAGACGCATAAATACAGGTGGTGTTATGACTAAAGAGAATTTTGAATCAATTAAAAGATTGTTTGAGAGTAATGATCAGGAAAATGTTAAATTAGGCATGGAAATTATGGCCAACTGTGATTATGAAAAAAGTTGTGTATATTTATTACTTCTAATTATGAATTACGGTCCTAAAATGTATTCATCTACAACACATAATCATGTGAATTTCAAGGCTTTATTAAAGTTTTTTGACATTAAGAATACACAATGGTTTACTTTAGAAGTATTAATGAGTTCTTTACAGAAACTAAAATTACTGACACAATTAAATCTAGATATTATTATACCTGAAGCATCAAAAATCCTTAGTGACAGATTACAAAATCAGTACTTTGTTGTTAATGGAGTAAAAGGTAGTCCTTTAGTAGAAAGTATCCTAGATGAATTATCTAATGAGCCAGGTTATAATACTGAAATTGCAGAACACGAATTAGAACAGATCACGCCTAAATTATAACTAAACAATATGGAAATAAAAAAAGTTAATAAAATGTATTTCCAAAAAAGCAAACTTTTCTTATACCCTGTCTTGGGTATTAACAAGGGTCAAAGTATAAGTCTCATTGAGACTTATACTGGCTGGAAAGATCATATTGAATCTACTGACAAAAAATTACTTTGTCTTTATCACCTCAGAAAAGATCCGGAATTTGTAAAATTTGAGAAGACTAAACTCTTAGCAAATAAATACTTTACTGATTTTATAGAGTTTGAAGAAGACAAAGGTCTTTATGTTTTTGATTTACAAGAATATAAAGATGATTGGGAACATTTTTTAAATGGTAAATATTCAAAATTATCACAAAGATTAAAAACACAAGTGGTTAGTTTCCAACCAAAGAACACAGTAAATTATAGTTATGTAAATAGTTTTGTATATCCTGAAAAATATTTTGGAGTATACACAAAATTATTAGATACATCACTAGAACTATTAGTTAAAGTTGGAGAATTATGTGACCCACCTGATCTGGAGAAAGAAGTTTTGTGTATGAACACAAAAAGCTTGGATATTCCAATCATAATCACTTAATTTGTAGACAATAAAAAAATACTATGTCAACAATCCAACCAACAATGATGATTGTTTCCGGTAAATGGAACAATTCAGATTCTTTTAAGTTAGTTCCACTAACTAAAGAGTGCCCTTATTCAGAGGGTTTTTATGATCTTGACTCTAAAGTCTTGGTCCTAATGTCAATGCACACTAAAGATAATTTTCATCTACTCCCAAGATTAGATGATAACGGAGATCCTATTCAAGTAAAAGGAAAACGCGCTAATGGTAAAGTTTATAAAGAACAGCGCGTACAACTAGAGACATACACAGAGTATTACATTTCAGAGACAAAAGAAATTGAAGACTTATTAAATATAACAGCAATTAATGCTGGTACTTTTGATTACAAACGCATTATTCATGATGCTCCAGTAAAAGCACCTAAAGCTAAAGAAGCTGTAAAAGCATAATTTTAATTTTAACCCCCTCACTTTAGGGAGACTCACAAGGTCTCCCTTTTGTGTCTAATAACATTTCATATGAGACATTGGGTAATGGATTATGAAACATTAACCTTAAAAAAATCATGGTATTATAATCCATTTTGTATATTTGTAAAATGGAAACAAAAAAATGTTCAGTTTGTAAAATAGAACAACCTATTATTGAGTATAGAAAAGATAAATCTAGAAAAGATAATATTCATACTACATGTAATTCGTGTAATAAACAGATACAAAAAAATTGGTATAATAACAATAGAGAAAAAGCTATAAATAACTCTTTAAAAAATTACACTAAAAATAAAAATATTATTAATTCTAAAAGAAGACAACAAAGAATTGATAATCCTGAAAAAATTAGATTAAGTGCTAGACTTAAATATGATCCAATTAAAAGTAAAATAAATAGTTGGAAACAAGCTGGTATTAAAAATATGACATATGAAAAATATCTTATAATGCAACAAGAACAAAATAATTGTTGTGCTATTTGTGGAGTACATAGAACTTTTTTTAAAAGAGAGTTAGATGTTGATCATAATCATGAAACAGGTGAGGTAAGAGGATTACTTTGTACACCTTGTAATAGTGGAATTGGTAAATTAAAAGATTCAATTAATATGCTTGAAAAAGCAATTAAATATTTAACCAAATATGAGTAATATTAGACATTGGGTGATGGATTTCGAGACATTACCAAATTGCTTCGTAGCCGTATTCATTGGACATAAAACAGATGAAAAAGAAGTATTTGTTATTCATGAACTCAGAAATGATTTAGAAAAACTAATAGACTTCTTAGAATCAAATCAGAAGAATAAAGAATGGCATATCTCATTTAATGGTTTATCATTTGATTCACAGATTACAGAATTTATTCTAAACAACAAAGCATTATTAACTTTTGCTAGTGCTGAAGAAGCTGCAGGATTAATTGCAGAAGAAGCACAAGAAATCATTGCTAGATCTAACAGAAAAGAATGGGCTAAGTATCCGGAATGGAAACTTAAAATACCACAAATTGATGTATTTAAGATCAACCATTGGGATAATGTAAATAAAAGAACATCACTAAAGTGGGCAGAGTATGCTATGGATTGTGAAAATGTCCAAGAGATGCCTATTCACCACACAACACCAATACATACCCAAGAAGAACTGGATATGATTATTGACTATTGTACTAATGATGTTCTTGCAACTAAAAAAATACTACATCTTTCAGTACCTCTTATTGAAGTTAGAGGTAGAATTAAGGCTAAATATGGTCTTAACTGCTACAATTATTCTAATACTAAATTAGGTAGTGAATTATTATTGAATTTGTATTGTGATGCAACCGGTAAAAACAAATTTGAAGTAAAAGAATATAGGACCAGGAGGTCTTCTATTCCAATTAAAGATATTGTTTTTCCTTATGTTAAGTTTCAATCTCCAGAACTTATTGAGTTTCTGGAAATGCTTAAACAAAAAGTCATTATAAATACCAAAAGTGACTTTAACTATACACTTAAATATAGAGGATCAGTATTCTATTATGGTGCCGGTGGTATACATCAATGTATAGATACCGGGATATATGAATCTAATGATGATCTTATTATTAAAGATCTAGATGTAGCAAGTCTGTATCCTAGTATTGCATGCATGAATGGTATGTACCCTGCACATTTAGGGAAAGAGTTTTTTGAAGTATACAAAAATGATATTGTAGATGTCAGGTTAGCTGAAAAAGCTAAGAAAGAAAATAGAGACATGGCTATTATTGAAGGATTTAAAGAAGCTGCAAATGCCTCTTATGGTAATAGTAATAGTGAATACTCGTGGCTTTATGATCCACAGTATACTATGCAAACTACTATTAATGGTCAGCTTCTAGTTACTATGTTAGTAGAAGATCTTCTTCTACATATACCTGGTGTTGAACTTCTACAAACTAATACAGATGGTGCTACTATGAGATTCTCTAAACAGTATCTTAGTAAGTATGAAGAAATCTGTAAAGAATGGGAGAAAAAAACAAAACTAACATTAGAATTTGCTGATTATAAATCAATGTATATCTGGGATGTAAATAATTATATCGCGGTTTATACTAATGGTAAAGCTAAATGTAAAGGTAGATTTGAATGGGAAGATCTAGAGAAACATAAGTATACACACCTTCACAAAAACAAAAGCTTCCTTATTATACCTAAAGCAATTTATAATTACTTTGTTAAAGGTGTACCGCCTGAAAGATATCTAATAGAAAATAGAAACATCTATGACTATTGTGCCGGCGCTAAGATTAAAGGAGATTGGATATTTAAATCTACTTCTGTTGTAGAAGGCGAAATTATCCAAAAAACACTACAGAAAACAATCAGATATTACATCTCTAATAGAGGTAGTAAAATTATTAAAGTTAATACTAAAGATCTAAGAGAGATTCAACTTGATTCTGGTAAATGGATGCAGACTGATTTCAGTAAGTATGAGAATTTACCATGGTCAGAATATAATGTTGATGATTCATTTTATCTTGATGCTATTTATCAAGAGATAAATAATATAGTAAAACCACCAAGTAAACAAACAAAATTATTATTGTAATGGCACGTAGACCAATTATAACCACTCCGGAGTATTTAATCAATACTCCTCTTCCAGATGCAACAGAAACATATACTGTTATTTCCCATGAAACCATTATTAATGAAACTAAAAGACTACTCTCAGTTAAAGGGTTTGAGATAGTTAGAGAGTTATACAGATGTAATGAAGGTGCACAAGTTGCACAAGGTATTTATCACCTGAAATATGGAGAAGATCCTGATATGAGTCTTATGTTTGCCTGGAATAATTCATATGATAAATCCATGAAATTCAAATGCTCAGTAGGTGGATATGTGCATGCATCTTTGTCTTCTGTTATAGGAGGTAACATGGGTGCCTGGGTAAGAAAACATACCGGGACAGCTGATGAAGAAGCAGTAAAAACATTATCTGAGCAGATCAATAATGCTGAACTTTACTTTAAACAGCTAGTTCATGATAAAGAAATCATGAAAACTATACAGGTTACTCCAGAAAGAAGAGCAGAGATTGTAGGTAGAATGTACTTAATCAATGAGCTTGTGACCGGAGAGCAGTTAGTAGTAATCCGCTCTGAGTTCAATAAACCTTCCTTTGCTTATAACGGAGTACAAAATTCAGTATGGGCTATGTATAATACTATCATCTATGCTCTACAAAAATCACATCCTAAAACATGGATGGATCAGCAAAGAGTATTACACTGGATGATCTGTAAAGAGTTTGGTATTTCACCTCTTGTAATTGAATCTATTGAATCAGAACCAGTAGAAGAAAAAGTGGAAGAAATAAAAGAAGAAGTTCTAATTACTGAGGAAGCTAAAGTTAAGTTACAAGAGATTGTTACTGAACATATAGAAATTGCTATTAAAGAAGAACTAAACAATCTTCATGATCATCATCCTACACTTTTACCTGAGTTTAAAGAAGTTGAATTTGATATTCAAAAAGATACTGGATTTGAACAACAGCTTTCACCAGGTTATGAGTTTGCTGAACCGGAACCTACAGCTGATGACTTAATAGACAATGTTGATGTTTGGCCATGTCTTAATTGTAATACACTACAAGGTGCATCAGATACTTATCATGAAGGTCAACTTTGTACATCATGTTATGAGAAAGGAGTTAATCATGTCTAATATCAAAGATGCAGTAAGGTTGGATCCATGTTCATGTCCTTATTGTGGATATGAGATAGATTCACATACTACAGTTGCTGTTGAACAAACTCTTCCTGAAAAAGATGATTTATCAGTATGTTTTAACTGTGCTAATATCTGTAAATATGATGAAGATTTGAAACTAATTCCTTTTACTGAAGAAGATTCTTTAAAAACAGATCCTGAAACTCTTAAGCTATTAGAAAGTGTAATAAAGAAAATCAAAGATCATAGAAAAGAAGATACTGGGAAATGGGAAGAATAATAAAACATCGGGGTGAGAGGTTAAGTAATCGGCTGAAACTCGGCTAAGGAGTAGTCAACTTAAATGTTGGTAAATGTACTTAACTTCTCTCTTCCGGTGTTTATAATTTGGTCAGGTTGGTTTGTAGCATGGTAAGTCCATTGCACCACCTGATCATTTTTTCAATTTAAAATAAAACAGAATATGAAAACAGAAAAACTAATTCTTTATTCCTTTAAAACTAAAATGGAATCAAGTAATAGTATTGCAAGAACATATGTCGGTCTTACTGAAGAAGGTAGTGTTTTTATCAAAAGAAACTGCTTAAATCATAATGATTTAACTATTGAAGGTTGGGATTTAATCCGTAAAAGTAAATTTGGTAATTATTACAGTGAATCTTATTGTTTTAAAGCGGACTCATTTAAATCAATAGTTTATCTTTTAGGTGCAAAATTTAATTTTTTTGATACTCAACAAGCAAAAACTGAAGAAGAAGAATGAAAGTAAAATTATTAAAGAAAATTTCAAAACAGCATGTTAAAATTCTATGTATTGTTCATGGAAATCATGATGCACCTTCAGGAATAGAGTTTCACATGGATCAATATTACAGAGCAATGACTGTGTTAAACGAATTAAAAAGTAAATTATGAAGAAACAACTTAATGCAGTAAAGGAATTCCATGAAAAGTTTAAACAAACTAATGGAGAACAACCTCAATTACTTACTGAAGATGATTATATCTTAAGATATAAGTTAATGAATGAGGAAAATCTTGAGTATTTTGAAGCATGTGAAAAAAAAGATCTTGTTGAAATTGCTGACGCTCTAGGTGACCAATTATATATTCTATGTGGTACCATTTTAAAACATGGTTTACAACATAAAATAGAAGAAGTATTTGATGAAATTCAAAGATCAAATATGAGTAAACTGGGAGAAGATGGAGAACCAATTATTAGACCTGATGGTAAAATTATGAAAAGTAAGTTATATGAAAAACCTAACATAAGTGGGATTTTAGGTCTTTAATAATATCCATCCTTTACATTTACCTTTTGATATTAAATTTGAAGAATGTAGATTATTATTTCTACAAAATTCATTAAGATTATTAATAGTAATCTGTTTACCTTCTGGAGATACAAGAATCCAGTTCTTAGTATGAATAGATTTTTGTATATGATCTTGTAAGAGTTCTGGATTACATAACTTTTTTTGCCAGGTTAGTTTATTAGTTAATGAACTTTTTTCTTTTGTAATGAGAGAAGTAAATTTTCCGTAGTTCCAATGACCCTTACCAGATCTTTTAAGAGACTGTTGTTTTTTTAATTCAGAAGTTCTCTTTTTACCTAAATTAGCTAAAGAAATTTTATCTTTTGTAATTTGAGATAATTTAACACCTATTCTTGGATGAATAGAGTATCTAATTGCTTTAGAAATCACTCTATTATTCCATATTTTAGGTTTATCTAAAACTTTAAGTCTAGTTAATACTTTAATCTCCCACATAATAGCATCTTCTTTATTAGAGAATTCTTTTCTTACTTGGTAATCAAAAGCTTTTTTACCATATTTTAATATGAGTTCTTTAATAATATTACTTGATGTAAAATATTTAATCCAAAGATCATCATTAGGAGAGACTTTATTACCCCAACGTACACCATAATAATGAGTATTATTAATTTTACATTTTATAAGATAAGTGTATGCATTCATATTACAAAAATAATAAATTTAACTTATGAAAGGACCCAACTACTCTAAACCAGACATTAAAAAAATTATTAACTAAAACAAAAACAATGATAAGTCTAAATTTAACACCAGTATCAGGGATTATTGTCCTTTCTGGTGTTTATATTTGGGAAAAACTTAATGCAGATAATGAATTAATAGATACGGAAGCACGCTTCCAAATTGAGCTATCATGGAACAGTGATGTGCTTGTTGGTACAACAATTAAAAGAATACTCTGGATTGATGAAATCCCAATTGAAAAAGCATTACCGGCTGAAGATCAGATAAGAGAAGCTTATACCAATCTCAGAAGAAAACCAATTGTGCTCTTAGCACAAGAAGATTTTTAAACTATGAAGAAAACAGCAACATATAAAGAAAAACTGGTCTATATATCCTACATCAGTGATACTTATGTTCTGATTTCTTATGATGAAAACTTAACTAAAGTATTTAAAGTAGATTTAAATGACTTGACAGATATCAAATTTGATATTAATAAAAACACATAGGGAGCTTCGGCTCCCTATTTTTTTTCTCACTACTTGTATGTGTTTTTATAAGGCTCCACACTCTGAATACCTTTGGTAGGACTAAGATCACTACCGCTGAATCCAAATATTTTAGCCAAGTGGTTCCAAAGTTTAGCTGATTCTGCTTTTTGCCAAGGGTAAGGTCCAACATCTCTCTTATAGTATGCTCCCGGATCTCCAGTACCCATACCATATAAGTCAGCTATAATAGTACCGTATGTTTCTATTGTTGGTCCTGCTGCTATAGAAGAGAAGTTAGTCACCAGTTTGCTATAATCATCTAGACCATAACCATGAAGTGGAATGAAAGATTCATTTTCTGATTGTACAGCCATAGTTGTTTTTAAAAGGTGCACTCCTAACCAACCCATGGCCCCATCATCTTCCATAGCTTTTAGTTTCTTAAATCTATCTTCATCATCATCATCATAACCAAATAGAACACTAATAATGAATGTAGTAACTAAACTTAATACAAAGTCAGCTGCTATTCTTCTCATAGCTTTTCTTTCTCTTGGACTCATTAAAGGCCAGTATTTACCATAAGAAGTAAATAGTCTACCCATGGTTTTACCAAATGTGATATAGAACCCTTCATATGTATTAGACAAACCAAAGTTATATCTGTTTTTCTGCCAGCGGGCCATGAACATACTTGTAAAGTATCTTCTCATAAATGACCATAATCTGAAAGCAAAATACTGCTGAGCTGCAGGGTTCTCAAACTTGGCAAAAGATCCTTGTAACTGGTTAGATGTTTGGTGTAGTCTATTTACAAATGATAACATTTTTTCTCCACCTACTTCCCAAGATTTATCTATACCCTCTTTAAGTTTCATTTTACCATCAGGTCCTAACTCAAAAGCTTCTACATATGGTATATAACGCGTGGCACCATTTTCAGTAATCTCTACCATTTGGTGATTCATCATACCTCCAAAGAGTTGAAGACCAGCTTCAATTTCCAGGAACCGGCGTGGGCTATAGAAGAATGATAAACTGGCTAAATCTTTTATAAAACTACGTGAAGCTTCACCACCAAATTTATCTTGTCTTTTACCTTGAATAGCATCAAAATTTCTGATCATCTGTGTTCTAAGTCCAGTATCTGTAGCACTTTCTACTCCATATAAGTTATTAGTCCATTCAAAGATTGCACCCTTAGCCCATAGCTTTCCTTTAGCATATGATAAAGTATTCATTTGGGTTTGAGCTAATTCATTATCAGCTTCATTTTTATATGCATGCCCGGCAATAGCTTCCATATTACTTTGCCACAACATACCCCAGTGGTTTTTTACTGCAGATGAAATGTTAAAGGCAAAGAATGAGAAAGAGGCTCCTTGCATTAAACTACTAGTCCATTTATTTAACCAGTTTAATTCATTGTCACCATAAATCTCACCTTTAAATTCCCGGTTATAAATATGCTCAAATAGATCTCTTCTTCTATTTTTATCACCTTTTTTATCAAGATATCTAACTATATTTCTTTGGTCAAAATGATCTTGATTAGCTCTAGTCATATCTTTAAGATGACTTCTCTCATCAGATAAAACGTTTTTAATACTTTTTGCTATAGGATTTATTTCAATTAGAGCTTTTTGTTTTTCAGCACTAGATAAATACTTAGCCATTCCACTGAGAACATCTTTTGATATTAAATCATTAGGAAGATTGCTAAGACCATGGATAGGAATCTGATCTATATCATCTCTTTCCATACCTACTTTAACAAACTTCATGATTGGTAAGTCAGCTACTTCTTCTATAACAGCATTACCTAATCCTCTTTCAAAGTCATCTTCTTCTCTAGATGCATCAGTAGAAGCAGCCTTACCTTTTCTCATGATATAAGCACCTACACCTTGGGTAACCTTACTGAAAGTTCTAGTTTTTTCTGTGATGTATTTCTTATTAGCCATTAACTCATAATTATCCATACGGAATCTAGGGATGTCCATATAAAGTTTTGAGTCTCTACCTAATCCTTTCTGAGTATCTAATTGATTTGCGGTTACTTTTTTAAGAAGGTTAAACTTATCCGGAGAATTTTTCTTCATATCATAATATGCCTCATTGATATAAGTTGCATCCGGAGCAGTTTCTATAGTATCCATTTTTCCTGTTACTGGATTTAGGACCTGAGATTCATAACTCTTAGGTAAATAATTACCCATATTATCTATGACAATACCAACATAAGCTTGTTTTTGCTCTGTTGTTAAACCAACTGGAATAGTTCTGAACTCATTCTTTACACGTCTATAAGAAAATCTAGTTCCTGGTTCACCTTCAAATTCTCTTTCTTCTCCTGTGATGGGATCTTTAAGAGTGAATTTTTGAATGTATTTAGAATTATTTGGTTTAGTTACACTCCATGCATATAACCTTTCCCATTTAACTATTCTTTTATTTTCAGAGAAAGAAAAATACTCAGTTTTAGTATGGTTTTTAAGGAACCATTCTTTGAATTTAGCATCTTTGTTTAGTAGTGGAATAATCACATCGCTATCTAAAAGATTAGATGCAGTGGTTTTATCTACACTAGGTTGATTTAATACATTCATATATGTATTAACTACAGTTAGATAATCATCTGTGGGTTCTTTAAACTGAATCTGATTCAATTGTTTAAATAAACCTTTAAGAGTTTCCTGATCAAATTTAGTAATAGGTAATGCTCCTTGTTTAGCATTTAGTTCTTTAAGTCTAGCTAAATCAACTGGACCTAAATGACCATTATTAAGTTCAGCTTTATTTTGTAATTGAGAATACTCTTCCATCTCATCTACACTCATACCGGTAAATAAAGAAAGTTTCTCTTTAGCTTTATTAATACCATCTTGATATTTATGCATTTGAGAAAGTCTCTTTTCTCCCATGTCTGAAGCTACAGGTTGACCTTCTTCATTTCTAAATCCGGATACTAAATCAATAATATATGTAAAAGCATCACTGACATCTAGATTCTCAATGTCATTAATACTTATACCGGCTGCTTTAAGTTTGGCTTTGTATTCAGGACTGTCAAGTTTATTTTTAAGATCAGTTGTGATAGTTTTAATCCTATCTAGAATATTAGCTCTTTCAGAATACCACTCTGGTTTATAAGCCATTTTAGTATTCTTTACAATCCACCCTTTAGGTCCGTAGATAGCTTCATTAATCTCATCAGGAGTTAACCCCTTTACTTGCATTTGCTCTACAACATTACCTAAAGCTTTTTGCATAGCACCTTCTAAAGGTACACGCTCATAGAACTTTTGAGTAGCTTGTCTATGTCTACGTAATAATGTAGCTTTAGCTAATGCATCACCTTCTTTAGGTGTACCGTCTTCATGTGATAGAGAATACAGTTGGTTATATTTTCTCCACAATAATGTATGGTTATCATGTTCTAAGAAATCTTCATATTCATTATTAACACCTCTTTCTCTAGAAATTTCTTCTAGAATAAGCTCGCGTTCTAACCAGGCTTGATCACCATGTGGTTCATTGAATATTTCCTCTGTTTTATAAAATTCAGATTTATATTTTTGGTGAAAGTATTTACGCTCATAATCTCTAATTTCTTTTGCTTTGGCAGCCAGCTCTTCTTTAGTAGCTGTATCTTTCATTAAAGCAAATTCATTATACTTTTTACGTTTCTCATATCTCCAGTTTTTTACTGGATTTAAAAATGTAAATATTTTTTTCTCTTTCATTTCTCCTGATGCAGGATCATATTCAAAAGAACTATCTTCAAACATGTAGTCATTCCAGAACTTGGTATTATTTGCACTGTATCCTGTTTTTTTAAGATCCGGTGCAATGTCTCTCATAAAATCCTGAAACTTATTTTCAGCATTTCTATCTGCTCTGAGGTAAGCTTCTTTAAGAATTAAACCAAATCCACCTATTACAGGGTCATCTATATTTAATATACCTTCTAGTTCTTTATTCCACCAGGTAAGATCTTTAGTTTCTCCAGATAATATTTGTCTTAACTTTTCATCTGTGATTTCTAACTCTGCATATTCTTTATCTTCTTGATCAATAGCCTTAAGAATAACATCTTTTTCAAGATTAGATTTAGCTTTGCCTAGTTTTTCCTGTAAACTTTCTAATCTTCTAACATGTTCTCGGGCCATGTTAATTTGCATTTGTTTTAATGCATCAGTTAGAATAGGAATTACATCTCTTTTTTCTATATTGTAAACTCTTTCTTTAGCTAGCTTAATGGTATTAAGAACATTACCCATTTCACTAACCATCATTGAATCAGAAGGTAATCCACTAGACATTAAATCTTTGATACCTTCTTCTAAAAATTTACTCCATTTATCAAATAAATTTAAATAGTGATGTACATGATTTAAAGTTTCTTTTCCATTTTCAGCTGCAGTACTTTCAAGTTCCTGGATATTTTTACTGATCTTATCCATTACAGTTTTAAGAGTAAATACAGCATTTAAAACTGCTTGTACTTTTTCTTTTGTCTGCAGCATGTTGTTAAGAGCTTCAGTCTTTTCATCTACTTTATCTTTAGTAGTATGTTTATTTAATGCATTTGCTAAATCATTTAATAAACCTTTACCACTTTCAGCTGATAACTCTTCTTGAATTGCTTTGTATTTATATGACTCTATAGCTCCTTTAGTTACTGTTGTAGTAGTATAGAAACTATCAATTACATATTGAAGGTGTTTTCTCTTAGGATCATTATCAAATTGATTAGTCATCTCATTTAACTGCTCCGTAGAAACCTTCTTGAACATAGCTATATCCTGTTCTGTAACACCAGCTTTATCAATGATAAAGTCCTTGTTAGTCAACATGTTAGCAAGTTCATCTAAAGTAGTAGTTGAACTAAGATTTTTTACATTTACTTTACCAAATGTCTTTCTGAATAACTGTTTTAATTGGTATAGTAATTCTTTGATAAATGTAGCAAAACCTTTAGATGCTGGTGTAGCTGTATTCTCAACAGTACTTTTATTGGTAATTAACTCTGCAGCATTAGCTAATGCATGTACTACAACTTCTTCTATGAATCTATCATCATTAGGAGTAAGTTCCGGGTACATTAGTTTAACCTCATTAATTAAAGCTTGTCCTTCTGGAGTTGCTTCAAGTTGAGTATATAGATTATTGAATAATGCTTTATTATTCAACGCTAACATCCTTACTAGAGGATGAGCAAACTCATGTAGTACACTATTTAAATCTGCTTTACCAGATACTAAATAAATCTTACCACCTAAGAAAAATGCCGGTTGATTATGATAAGGAGTTTGAGTTTTAGCTAGAATATCAAATGCTTGGTCAGAAGTTACCATCTCATATGATAATCCAAATTGATTAGAAAGCTTGTCAGCCATCTTAATCATTATCTCCTCTGCTCTGGTTTTATTATGGATATCATAAAAATCATCTGGAGTCTCAACAAGAAGATTATCATCACCATATTTTAAGAAATCAGAAACAACTGCATCACCTAAATCTTGACCAGATGTTGCTTCTACAAACTCACTAAACTTTTTAGCACTTTCTTTTTCAGTTTTAGTTATTGGTTCTAATCCTAATTTAGATGATAGATTATTGGTTATTGCCCACTGTTTAAACAACTCATCATTATATACATCTTCTTTTGAAACTCTTAATAATTCTAGTGGTGTTGTAGCAAGTGTCGCTTTCATACGGTACTCTCTAGGAGAATACTGTGTTAAAAGTAAAGATGCTTCTTGAGGTTTTTGATCTACCATCATAAGGAAAGCACCCTCTAATGGAGTTACAGTCTCACCTTTGGATCTTATCCATGATTTCCAGGCTTCATCCGGACCTAATACATCTTCAAGATTTTTCCATTCCGGGGTATTTACATTTGGACAAACACTCATGATATTAGGCAGCTGTTTTTAAGGTTAATATAATCTTCATCAGTTACAACTTGTTGGTTGATAATGATCTCCATTACTGAAGGTACATTCTCTGAACCAGGGTTGACATAACCAAAGTTAGTGTATAATTCCTTAGATAGGTACTCAAATACCTCTTTTTGAGCAGTACTATCTGTATATCTAAGATCCTGACCATATCCTCGCTCACTGAACACTATACTCTTTCCTGATTTTTGTAACTCAATTAATCTATCAAGATCTTCTTTAATGAATCCTTTAACTAGCTCTACACCTTTAGAATCAGTTGGTGTAAATGCTTTTGATATATCTTTTAATGTTCTGATACCACTTGAATTTACATGGTAACTAAAGTTAATAGTAGGATTAGCAGTAGACTGTCTATCAACAATACTCTTCATTAAAGGAAAGTTATTGTTCTTTTTAGCTTCAGCTCTTGTATAGATATCATCATAAACAAAAATAGCATTTGGATTAGCATTAGCTAATTCAGTTACTCTTTCTTTATTTAGATACTGGAATACACGTTTTGATTGACCTTTCTCATCTACACCTTCAGTAACAACACTTTCTAATAATCTATAAGTGAACTCTCTATTTGTAGGTAAAAGGAAAGGTGAATAAGCTACTGTACTTTGTACTCGAGATCCTTCTAATAATGCTAAAGGTGTAGTATCATAAAGGTAATTCATAAACTTACCTCTATTAGCTACATTCTCTAAAGAGTTAAGATTCACAAAACTAGACCAATATCTATTTAGTACTTCTACCGGCGCTACTTGAATCATATCAGTATTTGGTACCGGTTTAATAATAAATGCATTTGAATTAGCTAAAACTTTAGCATGTTGTTGTGAACCTTCTTTAATGGTTTGCCACTTCAAGAAATTATTAAATGCTCTAATAGGTTCTTCCATGATATTCATGAAATCTCCATAAGGAACAACATTAGTAAAACTAAACTCACCTTTACTCATACCAGATTGCATAAAGGCAAATAGAGGTAATGCTCTGAAATAAGAACTGATCTTATCATTCTCAGACTTATCTTTTACTTTTATTACAGTTGGGTCAGCAAGTTTCTTTAATGCATCATGATAACTTGTAGCTGTATCAGCATCCATGTCTCTTTGATCTTTCAATAAGATATTAGTCAAGCCTTTTAAACCTTCTTGTGGTCTATCACTTACTCTAATTGCAAACTGACCTAGAATAGGATACTCTTGGGTTAAGTGTTCATTGTTCTTAATTATGTCAAGTAACTGTTGACCCATTGATGAAGTCTTGCTGTAGAAAATCTTCTTGAAATTCTGAGTATTATCCAGGGCTAGATTTCTTAAGAACATTTCATATGCACCACTTGTTATTCTAGTATTATAATCTGATTCAGATTCTTTTTCATCTCTAGTTGTACTAGTTTTAACATTATTCAATAAAGTCTTAAAGTTCTGATCATCTTTTGCTTTACTCATTGGCAACATGTATCTTAGATACTCGCGCTCAATTACAAAATTTGTATACTCTTTTTTACTTTGGTTACCTTTAAAAGTAAAGTAAGCTACCGGCACCTCAGCTAAACCTCTTTCACCATATGAACCGGCACCAGATTTTTGTGCAAATACTTGAGTATTCCAATCTTTTTCTAATTGAACTTGGTCAATATAGATATAAGGAATTCCTTTATCTTCTTTAACTAAAACACCAGCATTAAGTTTATCTACATATTGTACAGGAACTTTATCAGTTGATTTCATTCCCTTATAAATATCTGAAGATCCTAATTCAAAACTCTTAATGTAGTTTTGGAACATGAATAACATGAAGTTATTCTTAAACTCAGATGCAATTTTATCTATTTTCCAACCAGTTTTTTTACTGATTTGTTTGATCAAGTCTTTATCAAGTGCTTTTTGTACTAAGAACTCATTAACAACATCATTGTTTTTAGTTTTAAAGAATCTACCCCATAACTTTTGTTGGAAATTCTGGATACGGAAACTACTAATGATACTCTCATCTAAGTATCTATTTATAAGTGATGTCTCTAATCCTTCTTCATTATGAAGGTTTTCAATATTAACCTCTCTTAATTTAGCATCAAATAATGTAGCATCCTTCTTAGTATCCACATTAGTTTTAAGACGTAGATTTTTAGTACCAGATGTAAACTTTTCTATTTGAAGAAAGTGTAAAAATGCAGCTACAGTTTCTTTACTATTTTCTGGTAATCCAGCATCTTTATTAACTGTATAACTATTAGTAGCAACAATCTTTTCTAATGTTTTAATTGGAAGGCCACCTATTTCAGTCATTAAACTGTCTATAGTTTTGTATAGATTTAGTTTAGTAGGTACTCTTTTTAAACCGGTAGATTTACTTAAGTTATATTTAGCCCATATATTTTGAACTGCTATTGACTTAATTAAGCTAGTGTCTACTTCATTAGTTTCTTCATTAATAGGTTCTGTTTTTAATGGACCAGCAAATATACCTTTAGCCTTTCTTTGTTCTCTAACATATTCTCTTACTAAAGGGTTAGATACAAAGTAAGCTGCTTCTCTGAATGGTGTACCTGCTTCTACTAGAGATAGTAGAATTGGTAGTACTTCCGGGTTACCTTGAATATAAGCTACCCATGCATCTTTCTCCACATCCACAAAACCATTCATAAGCTGTGAAATGATATCTGCTATTTTGGTTGTTCCAGTAGTATCATAAATATGTGACATAGATATTCTATCACCTACTTTATTATGATTTAAATACAAAGTCACCGGCATCTCTTCCATTTCTAATTTGCCTTCAGCATTTTTTACAAGGAAAGACATTGTAGGTGGTAAAGATCCACCAATTCTAGTGTAAGTAGTATTAGCTGGGTTAGTAATAGCAGCAATACCTAATGATGTTTTACCAATATTATTATCTTGATGTTTATCAAGAACAAACATAGGTTCAAGAACTCTAGTAGGACTAATACCTTTTTTCTTTACTGAACTATCAAGTTTACTTTTCTTATGATTTTTCTCTTGAACATAATTCATTAACTCATCAGCAACACCTTTTACTAGATCAGTACCATTTGGTCTTGTTAATGTGATAAAGTTTTCCGGTAATTCTAAGATTGATCTAATACTAGTGATCATCTTATTTTCATAAGTAGCAATGAAGTTTCTTTTTTGCTCATTAAGAGAACTAATTTTTTTCTTAAAACTTAGTACTTGTTCTTGACCTTCTTGATAAACTTTTCTTTCTTCAGCAGTTAATTTAATTTGATCAACAACTTCTTTTCTAGATTTATAGTTTTCCCAGCTTTCAGTATTTAATAAAGCGGCTTCTTTACTAATTCTCCAAAGTTGTTTACTCTTATTAAGACCGCGTACTAAAGTCTGTAATTCTTCATCAGTACCATTCTTTATAATTTCTACAGTATCAGAATCTAACTTTTTACTTTTAATAACAGTTAATAAAGCAGTTCTAATATTAGATACTAGTTGTTGATTCTTCTCATCAAATAAACTGATCTGAGCAGCTAATGATTTAATAGCAGCATTTCTTTCTTTAATACCACCTTTAAGATCTTTCTTGATATTGGTTAAAGATAAATCAGCACCTATTTTCTTTAGTAGTACATCTTGTTCTGCATTTAATTTATCTATCTCAACTTGAATTTCTTCTGGAGAAGAATAAGAAGTTTCTAGAAAATCTCCTTGGGATGTAATCTTTGGAGTGAACACAGTTAATTTATCAATATCAAAATCGGCTCCTGACTTAGCTACTATCTCAGAAGGAGCTATTAAGATATTACCAGCTGATGGTGGAAGGAACTCATATACTTCCATGAACTCCATAGAGTTAAGACCTTGAACCGGAATACGGACCCCAACCATAGTAATCTTTTTACGGTTGTCACTCATGTCTAGCCACTCATCATCTTTAAGTAAGTCATTGAGTTTAGCTAAACTTTTTTCAAAGTCTAATGTTCTTTCTTCTTTACCATCTACTTCAGTTGTAATGTATTGAGAAATAGATTTACCTTCTTTATCCTTAAGTTTTAATAGGTTATTAAAGTCACCCTGTAGTGCAACTTTAACTTTCATTGCAGTAGTATTACCATTTGTACCTGGATGATAAGTAGGTAACTGGTTAGTACCATATTTAGTAAGATCACCTGCAGTAGGTTTAGTAAATGAAGGTTTCTCAAAGAATGACCCAGCTACTTGAATAAGGGGTTCACCACTCATTTTTTGTTTGATGATCTTATTATTAACCAGGGCAATTAACATACGCTCTAGTCTCTCACCAATTAAAGATCCGGACCAGTCATAAATAGGTTCTCCTGTTGTCTCATCAGTATTTAAGAAATCAATATCATGTTCTGATAAACCGGCTTCTTTTAATTCTGCTTGAACAAATCTTACTAGATCTTCTGAGTTACCTGAGAGATTACCATTTTCATCTTCTTCCCACCCAGCTTGTTTAAGAAACTCTAGTCTTTTTAATTCAGTAATTTTATCTACAAGTGTCTCATAGTTTTTTGATTCCTTGTAAAATTTAGAGCTTTCTTCTTTTTGTTTCTCAGTTTTTAATTTACTCCATGCATCTTCTCTACTTTTAAATGGTTTATCTGTCATGAAATCTGCAGGGATACCATTTTTATAAAGACCTTGGATAGCAAGTTTTCTTAACTGAGTAGAGAAGATAACTGATCCTTTAAACTCGTTATTAATATCTAACTGATCTTTAAGATAGTTTAGGTAAATGACATTAGGAGTAAATACTACATTATCATTAAACTGTCTGTTCTCTACTGGTCCAGTATAAACTTCATCTGATTTACCATCAGTAGTTATTGTACCTAGTTTAGATCCTGATTGGAAGGTAGAGTAATCTATACCTTGCTCAACCATTTTGTTATGTAGCTTTTCTAACTGAGTGTCTTTTATTGCTGTAGGAATCAGCGGAAACAAAGAAAATTTATGGAAAGCTGTTACCGGTAGATTCTCTGTTTTAAGTGGACCCCAGTATTGTACTTTATATGGAGGGAAGAATTCACTCATTTCTTTTGGACTAGGATTTTTCCCAGCTACAATTTCCATGAATAAATTTTCTTGTGCATCAGACCATTTACTCTCTAGCTTCTTCATCATACGGTATGAGTCAAAAGTCACATAACCTTGACCATCTCCCTCATCCATTTCAAAGTAAGCTTTCATGATACCACCTGAAGGGTTAGTACGTATACCATTTGGTTTACCATCTTTATCTACACCTTTAGGTCCATATACCTCAGTATTAACTTTGTCTGTTAATTCTTTACCTTTATATCCTTCTTTTTTATAAAGGTCTTTGTAGAATTTTTCATTCAGATCTGCATAAAAATCATAGTAAGCTGATTTAATTTTAGCTTCTTGAATTATTGCAGTATTAAATGTACCATCATATTGTCTGTTTAACATTTTACCAGACAGTTTACCTTCTTCAACTAATTTTCTGAAATAAGGTCTAGGATCTTTCCACTGACTATTAATGAAATCTTGTGCAGCTTTATCAGTTCTAAACATATAACCCGTAGATGCTATACCGGCATTACGTTTATTGAAGTCATCTTTACTATGATTAAACTGAACTAGATCACCATAGAAAACAAAAGTACTTTCTACGTTATGTATCCATGTATTTACAGTATAAGATTTAATCATTGCATTTCTTAATCTCAACTTGTAATCAGGATTCTCTAATAAACTAGGGTTACTTGCTTGTCTTGCATACAACTGTGGACTAATGTATTCTGCTTTTTCTAATTCAGTTTTAGTCTCAAGTGCTAATGAATCAAAGTATTTACCAATCTGTGTTCTTAATTCTACACCTAACTTAGCATATTCAGGTGTATTTAAAAGAGCAATGATATCATTATTTACTTTAGATAAATCATCTAGAAACTGTTGCCCTAATACAATACTCTTTTCTTTATCTTGAATGATGTCATCAAAGATTGTTAATGAAGTACCGTTAGAATAACTAGTATAATCCTTATAAATTTCTGGATTGTTTCTTACTAATCCGGCGCGTAATACTTCAGCTTTAAGATATCCTAAAACAATATCTGAAACTTCTCTCACTGATGCAATAGACTTTGGTGCAGTAGTTGGTGCTAAAAATGCATCAGTATCTACATAAAGATGATGTTGTTTCTTTCCGGAATAAGTTATCTTATGTTTAATATGTGCACCATATGCAGAACTCTTAGATGCATGCTTCATTAATTCATGATGACCTGAATCCAACATCATGTGGAAATCACTAAGGAATTTATCTATTCTACTTGCATTAGATGAGTTAACACCTTTATCAAAGAAGAGACCTTCATTGGTCATCTGAATTCCTGATAGATTCTCAAGATCTATTGTAGCAAAATCAGCATCTACTAATGTGCTTTCTTTACGGCGAGTACCAAATAATGGATCATTAATATTTAAAATGAATACACTATTTAACCATTGAGAAGATAAGATACCCGGGTTTCTTCTAGGATCCATATAATTCATCCATGGTGTTGCACCATTTGGATCATAAAGATCTTGGAAAGTTTTAGCTTTATTTACAGCATCTAGAATTACAGTCATTGAGTTATTCAATGAGTGCTCATAAGCTTTTTCATTAGTAGCTGTAGTTACACTAAGATTAGAATAACTATCTGAATAAGTTGACTGAATATTAGCAATAGCATTTAGACGAGTATATTGAGAAGGTTCAGTATTGCTTATTACTTTATCTCCTTCTTTATAACTGTAAGCAAACCCATCAGTTAATACTTTAAGCGGCTCATGTACTATTTTACCTGATTTGTATAAATAGTTAATTGCAGTAAAGAGTCGGCTAATTTCTAAAGATTTATCACTGTTGATGATACTTCTGATCTCAGGTTTATTATCTAGATAAATACCTATTGATCTTAAGAACTCAAATTCTTTACCAGGGATAAGACCAACTGAATCACCTGATTTATTTAATGTTCCAAAATCAGATACTATTCTTTCTAGATTTAAGAAGTTGTTCTTGTTATTATCTTGCTGAACATATTTGTTATCAGCTGGATTTTGTTTCTTAAAGTCACTACTCCAATCTCTTTGTACTTTAATTAGCTCAGAAGATACACGTCCTATACTGTAAGAGAAAGTAACTTCTTCAGTTTCATAATCTTTATTTCTACTATTAGTCATTTGAACTAATGGGATCCGCGGCTTATTAAAATCTTGCCAGAATGCAGTCCACATATCAAATTCAGAATCTGATAATCCTTTAGTAGAACTTCCAGTAGGTGGTCCTAGTTTATCAGCTAGTTGAACAAATGATCCAAAACTAGATTTAGCTAATAGCTCAACATCTTTTTTATCTATTAATGTTTTAAACTTTTCTCTAATCTTACTTACTTCAGCTTGAGATTTACCGGCTTTTTGAGCCTGGTTAACTTCTAGAGCCATTTGTTCTTTAAGTTCTTCTTTTTTAAATAACAAACTATTATCAGCAAGACGTGAGTATAGTTCTTCCGGAGTAGAAGATCCAGCTAAGTTTCTCACCATTGAGTTCCAAGCTTCACCAAAATTAACTAGGTTAGGGAACCCTAATCTGTTTCTAGTTACTTTACCGGTTGAATCTACTTGATGTAAAGATTGAATTAAATACAGAGTTCTTAAACTAGCAAGTTGTTTAATAGATAATTCATTACCTCTACGGTCATTCATATGAAGACCTTTAGAAATAACATCAGCATCTGAGGTTGCAGATTCAGTTGATTCTGCAGCTTCTTTTTCAGCAGCTGTTTCTACAACATCAGCTAGTACATCTTTAAATACACTCTTCTCACGATGACGTGCTATCATCCCTTTTTTCTGTGTACCTCTAAGTGTATCTTTAATAACTTCAATGTCACCAGTATTATCAACAGCCCACTTTAAACTTTTAATATCATTAGCTAGAATTTGATTATCATATTCTAACTTTTGTTCTTCAGTTAAACTATTATATTCTGATGTTAGTTCATCTAATTTTTTTTGTAATTGTCCTTTAACCCAGCTATATAAAGCTACTTGGTTATTAAAGTTAGAGAAGATTTTAGCAGAGGCTAATCTATCTTGACGCTTTAAGTTTTGTGAATCAACATAAGTTGAAATTAAAGAGTCAATAGAACTAATTACTAATTTTTCTTCATCAAAAGATAAACCACTTGTATCAGCGTCTTCTAATGCAACAGCTCCAGATCTTAAAGATCCAAACATTACATTAGATATATTTGGTGTATAGTGATTTAAAAACTCATTAGATTCTTTACCGGTCTTATTAGCAAAGTATAAATTATCAAATAGATCTTGTACCGGTTGGATATAAGCTTGTTGTACAGCAATATCTTTAGGAGTTAATCCAGCAAATAAACTCTTAATGAAATCCCAGATCTTTTGGAAGATGTTTCTAGCAGCTTTAGGTAAAGTCTTACTAGGTTTATCTCCCATAGAGAAGTTTCTAAATTCTTCAGCCAGGTACTCTTCAATTTGTCTGTTACTAGCTAAATTAGATTCTACTTTAGTACCATCAGGAAGTGTAATTTTGATCTTAGCATCTTTAACTGATTGATAAAGTTTTTTCTTTTCAGGTATAGATAAATACAACTGAGAGAATGCATGCCAAGCTTCGTGATAGATATCGGTATAATTAGATCCGTTGTATAAGGTAATACCAGCAGTGGTCCATGTAGCCCATGCATCAGAGTTGGTTATATTAACCATCTGATTTAATGGTACAAATTTAGAAAGAGGATGACTCTTCCACCATTTCATAGCAGCTGTAATCTCATCTGTACTAGCACCAGATTTTAATATTCTAGATCTTGTAAGTTCACCTAGGTCATCATAATCAACTGGATTATCTTTAGCTGGGTGATTAGTTTCAACATTTTCTATTACAGTTTCAATAACCGGTTCAGTTACACTAGATGTAACTTTACCATGGATTTTATCTAATTGATCCTGTGGTACCTCAAAAGTTAGATATCCATTAAGCGCATATACTCTACCATCTGCTGCAGGTTCTGCTAATGCATTATTTCTTTTTATAATATAATCTAAGTATGAAGATTTAGTTGCTTTGGCAACGTCATCTTTAATATTAAAAGTAGTTATTTCATTAGTAGCTAATACATCTTTGTTAACTGAGAAATAAGGATTTGCTTTAGATAATAACTCTACTAGTTGTTTTTCTAGTGCGGCTTTATCTTGAGATAATAGATTTATTTTTGTACCTAAAATATTTAACGATAAACTGTGGGTATCTTCATCATAAAAGAATTTAATACCATTTTTACCAGGAGTAAAAAACTGTACTACATAATTATACTTTTCAAGATTAGTTAATTTAATACCTGATAAAGTTAAATCTCTACTTAAGACTTGAGCTATATTAGTTATTAGTTCAGGTTCATTTTGAACTATAGATAATTGTTTTAATTCAATTGGTGTTTCTAATCCATCCATTACTAGATAAGTATACCCAGCAATTCTCATAGGAGTATTTTCTGTAGCAGGACTTATTACATCTTTTGTTGGATCAATATTAAATTTAGAAAGAGGAGTTATTTTGGTACCATAATATCCTTTGGATCCTCCAGTAATATCTAGTACAACTGAAGCTTGAGGATTAGTAGTTAAATAGTTTCTTATATCTAGAATCTGTTGTAGTTCTTTTTGACGAAGCTCATTAAGATCTTTTTCATATGCTGGTTTATCAAAACCTATACGCGCTGCAAAATCATTTACTGATTCTCCTTTTTTCTTAATAGCACCTATAGCAACTGCTCTTTCATCAATAGCTTTATTTACTATTTCAGAAACTGATGCTATATTTTTTGCTTCTAAACCTTTTGCAGTAGATTGTACAGTTCTTATAGTTTGGTATACTATTTTACCACCTTCATCAATTGTAGTTATTTCTCCTTTATCATTAAAGTAAAGAGGCTCCCCTTCATTATTTGTTATTACTGCAACTACACCTGGTTCTAATTTTTTCTTTTTAAATTCTTCTGGAGTAGTAATTACTGTTTTACCATCAGCTGATAATTCACCTGTAGTTAAATCTCTTTGAGTTCTTAGTCTTAGTTGACTATAGTCACCTTTAGAAACACCAGGTAAATTTTTTGTTCTTACAATAGATAGTTTAAATCCGGTATGACCACTATAAGTTAAAGTTTCTCCAGTTAATTCACCTGAGTTTCTTATAGCATCAACTAGTTTATTATTCACATTATAATAAAAATCTTCTTCAGGATTAGGAGTATTTGTGTACTTCCCGAATTTATCTATAGTTGATTGTTGACCAGTAGTAGCCCATGGTGAAGTAGGGTAAGCAGTGTCAAAAAAGAAAAGCTTATTACGCATTTCAGTTATCTCTTCAGCAGAAGTTTTATCTTCCTCATCTTCTTTAGGTTCTAACTGATCCGCTCTAAAGTCTGCATTAAGCTCTTCTATATTTGGAACTTCCGGAGCTAAGTATTTTACAACATTATCATAACCCATTACTGGATCAGAAAAACTTTCTACAAGATCTTTTAATGGTCTTGTATTATCTGGCATAATGTTCATTAGATCTCTATGACCAACACCTCTTAATATGATCTCAGGTACAAGTCCTACAAGAGTATTAGTCCACTCTTCATCAACTTTACCTTCTTCATCTTTAGATGCTTCTAATAGATCTTCATGTACTTCTTTAATAAAAGTATCTACATCAACAGGTTGTTTCTTATCAGCCTGCTCATATAATTTACCAAAGATTCTAGCGCGGAAATCTCTAATTTGTTCTTTATCTAATGCACAAAACATATCTTAACATTTTTTCTTTTTGAATCCTTTTAACGCGCTACCTTTAGAATACTTAGCTTTACCTGTAGCAGCATCTTCATCAAACTCCTGATCAGTTAATTCATTAGCTGCAGCAACAGTTTGTTTAATAGATTCTAGTGCTTCTTTATCAACTTCTTTAGTAACCGGTTCTGGATTAAGAGTAGGATCCACTATACTATCAATTACAAATGATGTATCTTCTGATGGTATTTTCATAGTTTCTGTACCTGCTATTTGTTTAAGATTAACTGTGTTTCCTTTACTTGGATCATTAGTAACTCTAAACTGTACTCCATTAACTAAAACTCTTGTTCCTTTCTTTAAGCTTGATGCAACTGGATTAATCAGCATCTCTTGACGGCGGTTATCTATTAGGGTACTAATACCTTCAGTACTTTCTAATTGCCCAAGACTTAATAACTCAATAAGTTTTTCCTCAACAGTGTTTAGGTCTTCTAATGATTGAGCAGTCTCAATCATCCCTTTAGCTTGTTGTAAAGATACAATTTCTGGCTGATTAGCCTTAGCATATTTAGTAAGTAATTCTACAGAATCTTCTACTGAAGTAAATGTCATAGCTTCTTGGAAGTCATCCTCAGTCATAACATCTACCATAGCTTCTGTAAAACCTAACTTCTTAAGTTTAGCCTTAGCTTTAGGTGATCTATCTGTAGCTATTTGGATACCTTCAACTGGAGCTATAACAGGTTTAGCTATAACTCTAGGCTTAACTGCATAAATAGAGAATGCTTCAGTACCTTTGATATACTCTTCTAATTGACCATTGTCTTTTTTAAACTCATCCCAAGATCCATATCCTTGAGCTTTAGCATAATCAGTAGATGAAATGATTGTAACTTGATTACCATTATCATACACTGAATTAACACCATTTTGTTTTAATAACTCAACTGCATTACCATTGATCCATACCTCTGGTTCTACACCTTCAGTATTAATCATACTAGCTCCCATTAATACTAGAGACACCTCTATTTCAGTAGCTTCAACTTTACCGGCAGGATCTTTACGGTTAATAACATAAAGTCCTGGTTTAGTACCCATTGGCTCTACAGTTAAGTTCTTTTTACCTTCTAGTATCTTTTCAGGTTGATCATTATTAAATGTGATAACTGGTTTAGAATCAGCTACCTTTTGATCATCATTACTATCTAGTAATAATCTACCTGATAATACCGTGGCTTCAAGTTGTTTACCTTTCCATTGAACTACATTACCATCTTGATCAGTACTTACAACATAGTCTGATTCAGCACTTGTGATAGTATATGTTTTACCTGAACCTGGAGCATAGTATTTATTACCTACAAATCTTTCAAATTGTGGTTTACCTTTTGGTTCAACTACCGGTTCTGCAGCTTTATTAACTGGTGCACTTTCTGGTTTAGCTTGTACTGGTGCAGGTTTAACTGGTGCAAGTTCCATATTCTCCATAGCTTGCTGAGCTTCACTAAGAACAAAATACATGTCTCTAGTTTTGGAAGAAGGTTCTAATGCTTTAACAGCTTCTCTATGTTCAAATTGTACTTTAGATAAGTGCTGGAAATTCTTAATTAAATCTGCAGTTATTTTATTAAATTGCTTAGGAAAAGTATTGTTTTTAGATTTTGTAAGTCGTTGTAGAAGTATGCCCAAGGCTTCTCTTTGACCTCTGAATTCTGGACTTCTATAACCTTTTACATTATCATCTATATTCTTAATTCTAGTTTTTATCTCTGGAATCAAATCTCCAGCTAAATGAAGATCAATTAACTCATCAGCCATACCTAAATTAATTAAGGCTTGTCTAAGTGTAGATATTCTAGATTGAATAGTTTCTATTTCTTCTTCAAGGAACATAGCTCTAAAACCAAGTTCTTCTTTGATCTTAGTTAATCTATCCTGAAGATAAGCTTTCATTGTATCAGCTTTACTTACTTTACCAGCAAGTGCTTCATCATAAGCATCTATTGTTACATTAAGTAACATGTCAAGTCTTTGACGTTGTAGAGTAACACGCTGTCTTTCAGCTTTTAATTTTTCAAGATTTTGTTCTAGTACATTGATTCTACTTTGTATAGATTTAATCTCAGCTTTAATAGCACGCTTTTTACCTTTAAGTTCTTTAGCTGAACCTCTTTCTAAGAAAGTTCTCAATTCTACAACACGCTCTATTGATGCATCAAGTTCTTTCTGATCAGCTGCTAAGTTATCTTCTGTAGTTCTAATTAGAAGATCTTGATTCTTAATATTATCTCTTAGACTTTTTAAGTAACCGGTTAGATATTTAATTCTATTCTTAGCTACCTCTTGAACTTGTTTTACTTCTACTGCTTCTTTTACAATTGGTTCTTCTACAGGAGCTGGTTTAATATCTGCAGTAATAGGAACAACAGTTTCTACACTAGAATCATAATTAAGTTTAATAGATACTGGGTTACCGGCATCATCTTTTCTTGGCATTGCTACACTGGTTACATTACCATCTAAGTCTTCTGTTGTAGAGATCGGCAGAATAGCTAATCCTTTAACTGGAATACCAGATTGATTTTGTAAGATGTTTTTATAGATAGATAACTGAAGGGTGTTCTCCATCATACTAACACTGTGAGGAAGTTTACCTTTAGGATCTTCATACCCTTCCCATTTAGATGTACTACCTGTCTTGATATCATAGATAATGTAATTACCTTTTTTATCAATAAGTAATAAATCCAGGGTACCGGCAACTCCAGCATTCTGATCCCAAACTGTAAAGTCTGTAGCTTGAACTACATAACCATCAGCTGTTAATTTGTTTCTGATTTTTCTAAGGATACTACCAAGTTCTTTATAAGCTTCATCTGTAAAGTAAGCCGGTTTTGGACCCAGCTCTCCTTTTTCAAAGAATTCTCTTATGTGATTATCTACTTGGTTACCTCTAATTGTAGTATGTTCAAATGCTAATTCATCAAGACTACTAGCTACATTTTCTAATGTGAATCCAGATTTCTTAAGTTGACCTAACATAAGATCAAGCTTACGCGTATTGAATAATCCAAATACTACATCATTAACAGCTTTAGATTTAAGATCATTAATAAAATCTTCAGCAGTACCTTTTTTATCAATAAACTCTTTTGCAAGTTCTAATAAAGCTTGACCGGTTTCTCCTTTACTAAATTCAGTTCTGGTATAACCATATACATCAGTCATTAATTTACCTACAACAGTTGTTGTACGTTCATAAGCTTGACCATTAATAATGTACGCTTTACCTTCAATAGTTTTATTACCTATCTCAGCTTGTAGAGCTTTGATTTTATTAAGAGCTGCAGACTGTTCTTTAGTAGATGGTGTTCTTAGTGCTCTACCTTTTCTGTCATTTAAGTATTTAGTAACTTGTTGAATATCACTTGCTCTTTCTTTAGTAGCAGATTTCTTTTGAAGAGCTACTAAATTTTTATAAAGCTTTTCAACTTCTTCTAGAGACATGCTTTCAAAAGTAACTCC